TTGCCGGGCACGGTAGGCGTGCCTCCAGTACCGGGCTGGCCGGCGAGCTTCTCCAGTTCCCAGGCCGTCTCGATGCTGGCGACAAGCTCGATGAAGGTCATCGTCTCCTTGAACGGGTTCTTTCCACCGTAGCCCATGTGCATGAGTGGCAGGAACAGGTATTGGAGGTGCTGAGGCGCCAGCTTGAACACCGTGTCCGGGTCCGCCGAGCAGTCGAAGAAGTACTCCTCGTCGCCCACCGCCGTCCAGTTGAACGTGAACGTCGGCATGGTCGAGTTGACCACGAAATGAGAACCGGCGTGCTGGAGGGCGCGCTTGCGCAGGAACATCGACATGACCGCCGAAGTCGTCGGCCGGAGAATGTCGGTGATCCAGTAATCCATCTGTTCCGTCGCGTGCGTGACGTGCATGAGCTGGTCGAAGCACAGCAGAGGCGTCTGCCAATACTGCTCCTCCAGGTAGTACTCCGTCCGCGAGCTGCCCACTCCAACGCAGTGCCGCGACTTGTCGCAAGGCTCCCCGATGCACGACGCGTACTGCGTGGCGTTCCACACCTTGGTCGTGTTCGGAAAGACGTGGTGGAATCGGTCGAGCCGTCGGGAAACGCCTTGGTGCGCCGGAAACACGCCCGTCGCTACGTTGCCGATCCATGAATCCGTCGGCCGGATGTCCTTGAGGATCAGCTCGTCGTAGTTGGGCTGCTGGTCCACCAGGACTTGAGTGAAAGCCTTACAGCTAAGAAACTCGCAGTCCATAATGTCTGGCGCGTTGCCGCGCAATTCACCGCGTTTGGAAATTGCCGAGGCTCAACTCACCGGCACACGCCGAGAGCGATTCCGTCGGGTTCGGGCGGGCCTAGAAGTTCCGCCACTACGGCTTTGCAGTGCTATTGAACGGGCACTACCCGTTGCTGGTGACGTTCAGCAAGACGCAAATCCGGGTTACCGGACAAAGGACGTTTCGCACTCCATCCGTACAAAGTCAAGCGCGATGGCCCCCAACGAGGACCACCGCGCGCTTCCCTGGTTCTACTCCCTACGGCCTGTAATTGACCGTGTCGGCCGCCTGTCGGATCGCGGAGTGCAGCCGTTGGGTCGGATCGGACACGACGGCGCCGGCCGGCTGCTTCGCGCCCTGGCCGTTACCGGGTTCGGAGCCCCTGAAGTCCGCCAAGGCACCGTTCTTCTTGGCCAGTTCAGCCTTGAGCCGCTTGTTCTCCAGCCGGAGGGCCGAGAAGCCAATCGCCCGGTTCTGGACGGTCACCATCCGCTGCATGATCTGGGCGCGTTGTTCCTTGGTCAGCTTCGGATCCCGGAGATTGCTGGCCATCGTCTGGCGGACGAAGGTTCGCGCCTTCTCCAGCCGGTCGTTGAACTCGTCGTCGCCCTCGCGCGGGCGGAGGAAGTCCTGCTCCTTGACTTGCTGGTCATTGAACCGCTGGAACAGTTCGGAAGTCTCCTGTCGAAGCTGTTGCTGGGCTTGTGTTTGAGTCTGGCTGCGCTCGGCCGCTGTCTTGCGTGCTGTCGCCAAGTCCTCTTCCCGGGCCTCGGACAACTCAACGATCTTCTGCCGGTGCTGCATGACGGTACTGGCGAGGTCGCCAAACATCTCGACGGCGGCCCGGTGGGCCTCCTGGAGTGGCATGTTGGCCAGTTTGACGAGGTCCTGTAGGGTTGCCGGCCGGGTCGCCCCTTCGGCCTCACTGACCGACAGTTCGGCGATCACCTTGCCGGCCGACTTCCAGGCTCGTTCCCAAGGGATTTCGTGCTTCTCCTTGAACTCCTGGCTCTTGGAGTAATCAACGTAGTGCATCTCGGCGTCCAATTCCTTGAGGCGAGCCTCCGCGGTCTCGGCCCGCTTGGTCAGGTTGGTGACGAGTTCCGGGTCGGCCTGCTTGGCGCGGAGTTCGGTCACCTCGCGCTGGAGGGCGGTCCGCTCCTTCTTGATGCTGTTGACCAGCTTCCAGGGATCCGGCCCCTTGCCCTTGGCGGGCGCGGCGGGAGGCGTTTCAGCCTCGGCGGGTGTCTCCGGGGCGGGCGCCTCTTCTGGTGCCACTGCGGGCTCTACAGGAGTCTCGTCGCCCGGTTCAAAGCCCAGGTTCTCGGGGTCCTCGGTTCCCGTCGCCTCGGCTGGCGGCTTCTGAGGCGTCACGGCGGGTTTCTTGGACTGGACAGCCGGCTTGGCGGGTGCCTTCGTGGCGCCCCGCTCGGCTGGCGTCGGGGCACGGACGCCGGGCGCGTGGCTGTCGGCGGCCTGCTGGAACATGCTGGCCAGCTTCGACTTCGTATCTGGGCTGCTGACGCTCTTGGCTACGCCAGGGCCCGGAGAGGGTATGGCGGGTGTGACGCCGGATGGACCCAGCGTGTCAACGGGTGGTGCGGAGGGTGTGTCCATGATTAGGCTTCGTGGTTGAGTTTTGTTGCGGCAGAAATAACTCTCGGTGCTTTCTTGAAGAGCCGAAACCAAGTGCCCTTGGACGGTGAGATCGTATATGGGAAAGAGCGTTCATTCCCGGTGAATGCTGGTGTGAGTTCAGAAGGTGGAATGCCGGGACGGCGCGCTTTTCTCAAGTTGGCCTCCCAACGCCGTATTTCGGAAAGCCATTTCAGCGCGAACCCCCTTGAGATTAGCGCAAATTGCGGCGGTACTCCGTGCGTATCTTGGAATTTCCACAATCTCTTGTTAAAAGCGTCTGTCGTTGGTGTGGTGGTCATAGCGGCTTAGGCTTAATAGTTGAGGGTGCCAGACAACTGGCGTCGGCCGGGCACCCCGGGTGGTTTGGCGATGGAAAGGAGCTGCTCGAGGTACTGGCGTGCGCCCATGATGCGGTGGTAGCAGCCGGCGGCAACGAGCGGGTCGGTGGTGTTCGGAAGCTCGGCGACGAGTTCGAGCAACGCGGACTCGGCGGCCTGCTGGAAATCACCGCTGACCATCACATCGGCGATGGCCTTGGTGATCTCGGGGTAGGCGGATTGGAAACGACGTTTGGGTGCTAGCATGGTGGGATTGGGATGTTGTGGGTGCGAAGGAAATCTTCCAGCATGCGGATGCGGGTCTTGAGTTCTTCCTCACGCCGGCCAGGAAGATAAACCACCGTCTGCTGGTCAGGCCCAACCGACACGTAGCGTACGAGGTCGCCCGACTGGATGATGGCTCGGAAGGCGGCGGCGAGTTGCCGCTCGGTCAGTTCCTCGACGGCGAGATTGTGCCTTCGGGAGAAATCCAGAATCAGCTTGTCGATGTCAGGAGCCATGGGTTACTCGGCATCAGTTTTGGCGGGTGCCTCTTCGGCGTTCTTCTTGGCGATCTGGCGCTGGACGGCCGCGTCGGCGGAATCCCGCCGCACGCTGGCCGCCGTGTCGATGTCCAGGGCCTCGTTCTCCAGTCGGATCCGCTCGGCTTCGTGCCGCATCTCCATCTGGTGCTTCTGTTCCGCTCGGTCCATCTCCATCTCGGACTGGACTTGCCGCTGAGCGGTCCGCTGGGCGTGGCTCTCCTTGGTGACCTCGGCCTTGACCTTGGCCTGCATCACCATCGCCGCGGCCTTGGCTTTCGCGGTCTCCATTTCGCCATTCCCACCTTCCTGGCCCTGGGCCTTCATCTGCTCGGCGAGGCGCTGGCCAAAGCCCTTGACCAAGTTGGCAATCTTGCCGCTGGTTTGGGCGAGTTCCTTCGCCCGTTCCTGGTTCGCGTCGTCCTTGCTGACCTCGGCGAGTAGATCGCCCAGGTGCTTGAGGACGTTCTGGTAGCCGGTGAACTTGTCCATTGACACCATGCCGCCCTGCTTGGCGGCCGTGGTGACGCTCTGGCCAAGCTCGCCCAAAAGGGTTTCGGTGACTTCCATGAGACTGTAGCTCGCCGGCCACCGGGAGATGACCGCGCCGGCCATGAGCGAGCCGTAGGCGACGGCCGCGCCGTGCCGCGAAGCCGACACTGACGAGACTGTCGGAACGAGAAGCTCTGTCTCGGCCGCATCGTCGAGGACGGCCAGCGTGGCTTTCTTGAGGATCCGCTGCTGGGCCTCTGGCCCAAACGCTGACCTCCACTCCATGAGTTGCTGGGCTGCGGCCAGTTCGAGGGTCTTGCTACCACCGCCCATGATGCGCTCGGCTTGGATGTCCCAGGCGTCGGGCGTCAGGAACCGCTCCGGAACGCCCCGCATCAGCGCGCGGGCGCGAAACTCGATCACGTCCGGGTCGCTGCTGTTCTTCTGCATGAAACGCCGGAAAATCTCTCGGTACTCGTCTTCCTGGTAGCGGTAGGTCTGTTGGAGGCCGGCTGACAGCAGGGTTTGCATCGTCTGAATCTCGGACATGACCTGGAACTTGGTTTTCTCGACGCGGTCATGGCTCAGGTCCCGATTCTGCATGTAGCTGGACGAGTTCTCGTTGATGATCTGGCGGAAGCGGGACATGCCCAGCCCGATCAGGTCGGCGTTGGGTTGCCACCGCTCAGCCGGGCTCAGGAAGTGAACACTCTCGTCGATGATACCGCGGTCGATCAGTTCAATCTTCAGTGCCCGCTCGGCCTCGTCGCCTGAGTTCACCCGCATGTAATTCAGCAGTTGCTCGAACACCGATTCGGCCCAGCCGCAATTCAGCCGGTTCTGGAGGTGGCACGGCGCGTAGAGCATGAACCCGATGCCGCGCGTCGAGTGGTACATGGCGGGGAACTTCGCCGAGAGATCAGCGAACTGGAAGTGCAGCACCTCGCTCCACTTGTCCGCCACCACCCGATTGCCGGAGCTGAACAGGAAGTCGGACTTCGGATCTTCGATCAGGTTCTTGCTCGGCATGGATTTGCCGTTGTAGCCGTTCGGGCCATCCCAGGCACCTGCCCCACCGTAGGCGTCGAACACGATCCGGCGCCGCAAGCCTTCGCGGCGGCCGGCATCGTCCAAGAAATAGAAATCCCAGCAGGAAATCGTCGCGGCGCGGTCGCTGGCGTAGATGCCACCGTCCTGCTTGAGGCGCTCGACCATCTTCTCGGGCACCCAGTAGTCATTCGGTGTCCCGCTGCCGTTGAGCTTCGCAGTTTCCTTGTCCGCCCAGGCAATCGCCCGGTCCACTACCGGCAGGTTCCAGCCGGGGTTCCGCGCCTTGTCCAGTCGGGCAATCCGCGTGAGCTTCTGGAGTTCGTTGGCGGTGTAGCCGCGCCAGATGGCGAAGAACGGCAGATTCCGCATGGTCAGCAGGGTATTGGCAGGAAGCAGCACGTCGGCAATGTCAATCGGGATGGGGCACCAGCGGTCTCCGTCTTCCCAAGTGCCCGGCCCGATGCCGTGGAGGATCATCTGGCCGAACTTCGCCCGCTGGCACTCGAAGTACGGGTTGGACCGCTTCATGATGCGGGCAATCTGGGTCGTGACGATGGTGCTTCGCTCCTGGCGTTTCTGAACTGCGCCCATGTCGGTGTTCGCCCGGAAGAACGCGCCCGGCTTGAAGAACGCCTGATAGACCTGGAGGCGGGCGTCGTGCGTGATGCGAGTCAGTGTCAGGTCATTGAAGTTGACGTTTTTCTTGTTACGCTCAGCCTCCTCGGCGGTGTAGGGCGGCGTGCCATTGGCGAGGGAAAGAATCCTTCCTCTATCCTGGCCACGCAGGTAATCGCCCAGACGCATCTGGTAGCAGACCTGCTCGATGGCTTGTGCGGTCGTGAACTTCATGGTGTCTTCTAAGCCGTTCGGGCCGTTTTTGCAAGCAGGTGAGTCATTTAGCCAGACGGTACTGTGTGAGATGTCGGGATGGGAACTATGAACACGCCGCCGCCGCCGATGTAGGCCGCCTCCTTTTTCAGTATCTCCTCCTCGAAGTTCCAGGCGAAAAGCACCATGGCGAGGGGTTTTACCCGCTCGATCTCGTCGCGTCCGACGACTGGGATGTCGGACCCGGGCACCAATTTACCCTGCTTCATGGGGGCCGCGTCCACAACGAAGGGGAGGTCCTTCGATGTGAAACCGCAGGCGTGAACCCAATTGGTGCATTTGGCCGGTGCCCCGTAACCCGCCACAAGCTGCCCACCCAAGTTACGCCATGACACCTCGCTCTTGAGAGTGGCTATCGCGTGCCGGGCCTTGTTCTCGAAATCGAACCACGTCTCCGTCTTGCGTGGTTCGAGGTTCATCATGGTCCGCACGGCAACGGTTGGCTTCTCCGGCCAACTGCGCTTCCTTAAAATGATGACCGCGCTGCCCCCGTTGTAAGCCACCCGCACGGCGTCCTGGATGCGGAAGGCTGTGCCCTCGCAAGCCGCGTCCAGCCCGGTCAAAGTGACGTAACTCAGATGTTCGTGATAAACCTGATCCCACTCGACATGCTCCAACAGGTCGGGCGCGTACTGGACTTCAATCGCCACGATGGCGTCTTCGGTTGTCAGCCGATCCATCAAAGACAAAGTCTCGCGCCAGTTGTCCATGTGGGCAAACACGTGTCGTGCCAGCACGACGTTGAACGGCAAGTGAGTATCAGAAATCCAGGTGACGATGGGGTGGCCAAACAAGCCGCAGAAAGTTGGCACGCCCCGGTCGCGTGCTATTCTGACAAGGTCTCCTGCTGGGTCGATTCCAACCACCGCCTCCACGTCTTTCAGCGCCTTCAGTTTCTCAAGAAGCAACCCGTCGTTGCTGCCAACCTCCAAGACCCGGCCAAGTGCAGGACGGTGAGTGTGAAGAATCTCGGCCAAGATGCCAATATGCCGAACGAGGGTTTCGGTCGTGCTGTGGGCGTAGGGGTAGTTGTCATAGAGCAAGTGCGGGTTGACCACAACGGACAATTGAGGCAGCCAGCACTTCTCGCAGAGCATGATCTTCAATGGGGCGTAGCCCGCCTGTTCCTCGATGGGTTTGCGGAAGGCGTTTACGAGCGGGGTGATGCCGAAGTCGGCGCCGACGAGGTTGAGTTGTTCGCCGCAGGCGCGGCAGTGGGTGTGAGTTTTGTACATGGGATCAGAGCCATTCCGGGTTTTTGAGCGTCCATTCCACGCATTGTTTGAGTGAATCCTCGAAACTCATAGGCGATTTCCAGCCAAGTTTCTTGAGCTTCGCGCCCGAGAGTGAGTAGCGGCGGTCATGCCCTGGCCGCTGCAAGTGAAAGTCCTCCAAGCGATGCACCAAGGGTTTCCCGACAAGCTCCGCGATCTTCCGGGCGAGCGTCAGGTTGTCCAGTTCAATGTCGCCCACGATATTGAACCGGTCGGGTTTGGTCACCTTTCCGTCCTCAAACTGAGCGGGTTTTCGCCGAAGCAGGAACAACAGCGCAGACGCGCAGTTCCGGACGTGCAGATAGAAGCGCGAACCTATGTTCTGTTCGTTGCCGTGGATGATCACGGTCCGGCCTCGCTTGATTCGATAGATCAGCATGGGGATGAACTTCTCTCGGTCCTGGGTTTCACCAAAAAGATTCATCGTGTTCGTGATGATCAGGGGCACGCCGTAGGTCCGCCAGTAGGCGATGGCGATGACCTCTTGAGCGGCTTTCGAGGCGGAGTAGGCGTTCGATGGCACCAACGGCGACCACTCTGGAAAGTCCACTCCTTGCGGAGCCACGCCATAGACCTCGTCGGTGGAGAACTGAAGGAAGAACTCGGGTTTCTTCACCCGCGCCAGTTCCAGCAGCGTGAGGAGTAGGTTGATGTTGTTCTGGACGAAATAAACCGGTTCCGTGATGGACCGAAAGACGTGACTCTCGCTGGCGATGTTCACGATGCCGTCGATCTGGCGCATCGCGCGAATCGTCGTTTCGGTGAATGGCGAAATGAGATCGTGCGTGACAATCTCAACACGCTCCAACCATTCCGGGTGATCTCGCAAGGCGTGCTCGACCCGCTCCGGGGTACCCTTGTGCTTCCAAGACGCGATGCCGATGATGTTCCAGTCAGTTCGTTCGAGCAGGTAACGCAGGACGTGCGAACCCACGAAACCCGAGACGCCAGTGAGGAGGATGCGTTTCATTTTTTCCTTAATACGGCCATGCCTTTGAAGAAAAACAAGCAATCGAGTGTGGCCTCCATTGCTGACAGTTGAGTCGGGTTGTCTCCGTAAGGAGGAAGTCCGTAACTTCCCGTTCGGCCCCGCTGGTGAACGTCGTCAACGAAAGAGTGAAGGAAGATCGGACCTTCCACGGCCGACTGGTACATCGGATGGTAAAATGTGCCCACGTCTTCGATGATGTAGAGTCCGCCGGGGCGGACTTCCGGCCACAGGGCCTCAAAGGAGACTTTCACCGCGTCCGCCTTGTGGCAGCCATCATCGATCACAACATCGAGCGGATTGTACCGCGCAGCAAGTTGGGCCATCTGAGCTGAGTTGTACTGGTCGGCGATCTCCAGGTGAAGTCGCGGATGCGTGTCGGAGAATTGCGGGTTGATGTCCACGCCGATGATCGTGGCCTGTGGGAAGTAGTCCAGCCACGTCCGCATCGACTTGCCGTACTCGATACCGATTTCCAGCAGGCGAATCGGCAGGCACCGCAGGTCTCGAAAGAGTCGGGCGTAAACGGCCGTGTACCCATGATACGGGCTGGCCTTGTCGGCCCCGTGATGAATTGCGATTTCGTCCAAGGTAAACATGCAGGTTCTGGTTTAGGTGTGTTCCCAAATCTCTTCCACCCATCCAGGGCGTGTCCACCAAGGACTCCGGTGAGTGAGTTTGAAACTGGATGAAGCCGACATGGCAATAAACGCCCGCCGCTGATTGAATGCGTCAGTCTCGTGATTGATGGAGAGAAACACGCCGCCTGGGCGAAGCGCCCACTCAAGGAGTTTGACGTACTCCTCTTGCTGCGGCGGGTCGATTTCAGGAAATGAGTTCTGGTTGATGACCAGATCGAAAGAGCCTTCCCACAAAGGCTTCAATGGCTCTGCGGACCCGAAAACAAAAGACCCAACATCAAGAAGGGATCGAGGTTCCCCCTGTAACCAGACCAATCCAGGAGAAATCGAAGTCGCGAGCACGGACGCGCCTATCACAGCCACAGCAGGAAGATCGACAATGGAGTAGTTGGGAATCCGCAGTTGGTGGCAAAGGTAGCCAAGCCATGCTGCGCCTGCCCCGATTTCAAGAACGTTGTTCGGCGGCCAACACTTCAACCGCATCGCGGTCGCGATCACTCCCGCCCCGTCGAGCAACTTGTGTGGGATGTACCGTCCTGCGACGTTAACCCCGGACACACTGCCCGCGCCTGGAAAGTCCAATCGGAAGCCAAGTCCTTTTTCGATAATGTCCACCAGAACCTCCGGTTCAGGACAGGCCGGGCCTCCTTGTTCCGGGTTGGGAACTCCCGCCCCGCCAAAGTTGCAAGCCACCGTGCGCAGCAAGCCCAGCCAACCGTTGAGGTAAAACTCAGGCGTAAGATGGGTTGCTTCGCCTGACCCAAGATCGTACTCTTCGAGGTATTGCCTGGAACTGTCGAGACCGTACATGACCTTGTTCTGATAGAGGCAACCAAGCACGTTCGCGAGTCGAGGAACGTCCTTTGAGCGGAGAGCGTCAACCAAAGGAAGTAAAGAACCTCCGTGAAGAAACCGCCATCCTTGTGAACACTGCGGAGTCGCATCCGGCTGGCGTTCATAAAAGGCCAAGAGGCGCTGACAGACTTCCACCGGAAGTGCCGGCGTAATTCTACGTTCTATAGTCAGTTCAGTTTTCATGGCTTTATGTAGAGGGCATCGCCCCAGTGTTGTTCGCCCACCATGAAAGTCTCGACTCGAGTGAATCCAAAGCCAGCCAGGAAAAGGTCTAGGTCGGGCAACTGGACAGCACCTTCGTACAACTCGGCGGTGTTGACCTCGGTGTAGATGGCGTCGAACTGGCCTACCTTGGTTCCCAACCCGAGCAACGCCAGCAGTTCCGCACCCTGGATGTCGATGTTTAGGAAGTTGAGCCCGGGCGAGCCAATGGCAATCCCCAATTCGTCCAGGTACGGCCCCAGTCGCCGGCCGCGCGTTTCCACCTGTTCGGACTCGACAACATCAGGGTAGTACTGCCGATGGAGTTTTAAGGCCAACAGCGACGACGACATGCCATCGTTGCTGGTCACCCGCAGTTTCACCGTACCGTCGTGGTCAGTTGCCGCGCAGCAGAGAACCCGGTGGCGAGGCGGAGCGCACACTGCGCTGGCGAGGTAGGAAGCCTTGCGAGGGTCCGCTTCGACCCAGACCACTTGGGGCACACCTGCCTTCTCGTAGGCTTCAAGTTCTTCCGCGTGGTGGGCGCCGATATGCAGGATGCCAGTGATCGGTTTGCACCGAGGGATGATTGTTTCAAGAGCAATAAGCATGGATGGCAGCGAGAGTTTTGCTCGCTTTGGTCTGTTGATCCAGGAACTTCCGAATTTTTTCTTGGCCGATGGCGTGCTTGGGCGGACAATAGTGCCGCCCGTGATAGCCAAAAGAAGGGTCATGTTGGTCGCAGGTCTCAACCGAGAATCGTTTCGCAACCGAGACAGGCGCGTAGCGGATGCCTTCTCGCATCAGCCGTTCTTTGTTGACCTTGCAGATGAAGAAATCCAGGGGCGTGCCTTCGTAGGGAATGAGAGCCAACTTCTGAAGGAGTTTTTGCGAGAGGATCGAGAAACCCGTGTTCCCTACGTCCCCGTCACCCCACGGCGCGCCGATGTAGTCGTAGCTCAAGAACTCAGGTTCCCAGAGCGACGGCTCCAGAATGAAACCGTCGTCCTGGAAGTACATCGCGAAAGGCGTTGTGATGTGCTCGTGGAGATGCTCCACAAACCACTTGCCATGCCCAGCAATGTCGGTTGAGGGGAAGCTTTTGATTTCAACACCCGGAATCTCGTCGGAGAACGGGACAGCAGAGAACAAGATCACACGACCCCACCGCGCCAGACTTTGCATGTACAACAAAACGGGAATCGTGGCGTCCAGATAGCTCCAACTCGTATCTGCGCTGAGAATGAAAGTCACCAACGTCACGTTGCGAAGATCAAGGAGTGGCATAGGTTAATCCCGTCCGAACTTCAGTTTCCCATAACCGGCGAAGTTGACGTGTTGCTCTGCGTTTCCAAGAACAAACGTAACGTCGTGATGACCGGTCAAGGCGCCCACCGCAGGACTGTAAACGGTTCGACAGGTTCCCAACTCCCCAGCCCACCAACTGAATGTGGAGTTGGCCCGGAATAGAATGTCGGCTTGCATCAACGTCAGAAAGTCAGGCAGGAATTGGAGGTCTCCCGGAAGATCACTCCGCGTCTCCGCCATGTTCTCCTCAACGACGACAACCGGGCAGTTCGAGGGAACGAACTGTTCCACCGCCCGCTGGTAGGAGGCTTCACTGATCAAGCAGTATGGATCTCCAGACGATGTAAGGAAGTCGCCCTGCCGGATGTGGCAAGCAGCGTACTCCGGATGCCGTTTTGGAAAGCGCGCCAACCATTCCGGTTTGAAAGTCAGCCATTTCCGAGCTTCCCGGTGCGACCCACAGTTTAGCAATCGTCCAAGTTGGAAGTAACCTACAAGGTCCACGTTGGGCGCCCAGTCCGCCGGGCTGCCTGAGATTGCCGACTCGTGCAGTTGCGGAAGCACGCAGGAGATGGGCGGATCAGACAGGCCGAACAATCTTTGACCAATCCAAGGCGGCGTTTCCAATCTCGCGTGCACGCGCTCCGCGTAGGTTCTGGCAAAGCAGTACTGGAATAGCATGTTGCCGTACCGTCCGTTTTTCCCTAAGCTTGAGATTTGTACGATGTCACTCATATTCGTTGGTAAATTGGAGGATTCTTTCGGCGAAACGATTTGTCTCCCGCCCAGTACGACAGCAAGTGATCCCCACAGTGCGTTCCGTTCTCTGCGCCGATGTTGATTGAGCGGCTGACAATCGGACACAGGCTGCCTCGTTCTGCGCCTTTCACGTTGGCCTCCAGATATTGATCCCAAGATTCAGTTTTGTCGTCACGACTATTTGTCCAGCCTTTCTCCATTTCCTCCCAGCGGTCGCGCCAAGTGGCGAATCCCCAGATTGAAAGGCCGGGGTGCCATTTGACATGCGTATCCTCAGCCGGAGTAAGCCGTCTTCCAAAAGCAGGCCACTCCCAGATACTCGCGACAAACACGGATCGGTCTGAGCCAAACTGCTTTGCCCACTCGAAATACTGGAGTGCGTCCGGTGCAACTTGAATATCGTCCTCGATGTGGATCACGTAATCGGCATGACGGAATCCGGTTGCCAGCGCCCGCCGTGTGTTTTGGTTGCAACCCAAGTGTTCGGACTCCGAAACGATGCGGCAAGGCGCAAAGTTGATCCGCTCGCAGATGGAACGCACTTCCGACTGTCCAACATCACCCCGGTGATCCGCACCGTCTTGTTGAATCAGGAGGGTATACTCGTGAATCCCGGGACAACATCGCAATGCGTCCAGGACGCGCCGGGTGTACTTCGGACGCCGCCAGAAGCAGCAAGTTATGATCTTGGCATTTTTACAGGCCGCCTGCCAGGATTCCACGAAGTAGCAGTTGCTCATGGCAAACCTCGCGTTCTGGGATTGATCCCGTTCGCCGTCAGAAACGCTTTCGCCAGCGCGATGTTATGCTTCTGGCCATTCAGGCGGTAACGGTTTTCCGATTTCTCCCAGTAGGAACTGTGCCGCTCATGCGCAATCAGATCGTGCAACGTCACGTCCTTGCCGGAATTGGTTTTGTCGATCAACAATCGAATGCAGGGATCCCATGCCTCTAACGCCAGGACCATATCCGGCATCTCTTCCCGGTACGCGTTCCACCAGCCAACGCGGAATGCGGTCAGGTCGTGGCCGGGATAATCGTGCCCTTTCGCGAAGCTGTCATCGGCCAGAACCGCATCCAGCTTGGAGAAATCTCGGCGGAAACAGTAGCAGGCATCCGATTCCTGCAAGGCGAATACAACTTGGACGCAGCAATCGGACCGAACATGGATGTCGGCATTGGTGTAGATGAGGATATCCGATGCGGCTTTGCCCTGAGCGGCAAAGTCGAACACGTCTCGGACGAGGGGAAAGGCGCGACCCTCTTCCCTCCACATCCGCGGCAGGTGCTGGTCTTGCACCGGACATTCTTTCCACGGTTGAGCCGGCCAAGTTGTCTGCGCCAGGGCATGGCGCCGCGCCGCGTCAGGGTCCTGCGGAGAGTACGCTGAGAATACGTGGTACAGACTCATACTGGAGGCACCCAAGCGCCAATCTGGTTGAGTATTTGCGGCACCATCCTGGGAACATCTTTGTACTTAATGTGCAGGACACAGTTGCCCTTGGGCACGCTGGTCCGCCAACCATTCACGGTGAACGCGATGTACGGGACATCGGAAGCTTGGGCGAGATGCAGTGTTGCCGTATCCGAAGTCACCAAACCAACCGTCTGGGGATCGTCGTAAAAGCCGAGTAGATCATAGATGCGCAGAGCGCGTATCTGGCCCAGGTCCAAGAAGCGGAAGGCCCTCCCGAAAGTGCGTTGTATGGGATTCACCACCTCGGGCGTGAAACCAAATGGACTACTGATCCCGCTGAGGTTGTAGAGGATAATGGGCCGAGCCTCTTTTCCCAACACCCGTTTGCACAGTTCCCGTTCTCGGGTCGGGTCGCGTTGGTCGAAAACAAGCGGCAACGCAAGCCACTCGGCCAATGTAAACCCGCAGCGCGAGGCCATCGAAGTTCCATAGTCGGGCCACTTTCTGATGTCCACTCCCCAATTATGCGCGTGGCACTGAATCACGAAATCGCCCTTGGCACTCTCGCGAATCATGGCGATATGGGCCGGGTCTTCGTTCCACCAAGGAATCACAGTGCCACCGCCGAATATCTTCTGTGCGATTTTACGGCCTTCTGGAATCCCGTCCCAGGCGGCACCGTCAATGGGGTAAGGCTCCACATAGGACACGCCTTCCAGTACATTGGCATAATCCCGGCTGACGATGAGAATGGGCCTCGTCCCCGTGCGCTGGTAGATTTCGCGGAAGCACGGCAGAACCTGGATGATGTCCCCAGCCCGGCCAAGGAGCACGAAGACTGGCGGTGCCGGCGGAAAGAACCAGCAGGTCTTCACGGTGTGGGCGTGATGCTCTCCTTCTCTACCCGACCCGATTCACGCAAAATCCAGCACGGCGCCCCTTCCTTTTGTAGTTCTGGCCAGACAGCAGCCGGCATGTTCGCGACGATGACCGTCAGTGGAACGAAAACTTTTGCGCGTGTGGGGCACAGGCAGGCTTTGCAGACTCCGAGTTGATCATCGACCGAAGTGGATACGTCGAGGTCTTTCAAGGCACCCAGCAAGGAAAGAACGCCTTTGGCTGTGCCTTCCAGGAAGTGAGCGGATAACCCGCCGTCCACATCGTTCTTCGGACAGTCACGGCAAACTTTGGCTCTCGCTTCTGCCAGATCACGGTCAACCGGCTTTCCGCCCGGGCCGAACATGCTGGCGTAAGCGGCGAAGGCCGCCTTGCCGCCTTTAATGACCGCAGCAACTCCGCGCCAGTTTTTTTTTACCTCGGAAGGATTCCACCGGGAGGGCGCAGGAGCAACGGTCTGATCCACGAAGCTTGGCCATCCACCGGAGAGCAATCGTCGGCATTCACGTTCATCAACGAAGGCTTCCTGGCCCACGAGATCGGTTGGCCAATGGAGTTTCTGGGCGAGCGCCGGGTTCTTCTGAACGATGCCGGCGAAGGCCACTACCATCTCGCGGAAACTCCCGGAGAGGCTCTTCTTCATGCCAACCTCAGGCAGCATGAGCTGAAACTCTCCTGGGGGGAACACGGTTCTACTTTTGAGTCTCATAGGTCACAGTATTTGCTCAGTTCGTGTAGTTCAAGGTGTACGCCTTGCGAATGACGACGGCGCGCTGGCGTAAACGATCTCTCCAAGGGTCCTCTATCCGTTTGGACTTCACAGGGCCTTGCATTTTCTTGATTGTGAAACCGAGGCGGCGGGCGCCTTCCAGAATGATGACGGACCAGTCGGCCATGTCCGGCGAATAACCCAATCGGAGCTTGGTGTCTTGCTTGGATTCGACCTCGATCTTGTTCCCGCGATATTGCCACTTCCTGGCGCACAGTTCGTCCACAACTCCATTGGACAGCTTGCGGACCTGATTAGCTTCGATGGCGTAACGCACGCTGTACCACAACTCGCTGACGAATTTGTGGTAATGCTCGTCGCAGCGTTGAAGCCGCCGCTCCCGCTTCTCCTCGTCGTACACATAGATGTCGCCGTGGGCGGGCCGCTCCGTCGGCTTTCCACCGAACTCGATAGGATTCGTGTCCGGTCGCCACCGGCGGGCGAATGCAGTGCCCAACGAGCCTCGACCCGTGGCATCGTGAAAGACGTTCGCAGCGGGAATGTGCAACCGCTCGCAGTCGGTTTTGACGTACTCGGCGATCTGGTCCTCGGGCAGAAGCCGCTCATTCTTGGGCGTGCTCTTGGGGTAGATACGAATCGGAATGATGCGAGGCTCGCTGAATGCCAGAGTTTGGATGCCGTTGATGTCGTCTCCGAACTCGGCTTCACCGCCAATGCAACGGTCGCCACCGTAGCTGGCGTCAATCGCGTAAATCTTGATCCGATCCCTCGGCCCCCACACCACGTCGCCTTGAGCATCGAACTGGCGCACCATCTCCCGCGTCACCACCCGGAACAGTTCCAGATTCTCGGGCCGGATGCCGCGCGCGAACATCCAGTCCTCCGGGGAGTCTTTCCCGTATCGGCGGACGATTCGTTCGATGTCCTCCTGATTGGTCAGGTACTCCACCCCGATGGAGTTGACGTATTTGCCTGGAAAACGGATCGCGGGAGAGTCAGGACCATACAGTTGGACCGTGATGCCGTCCCACTTGTTCTTCCACGTCATCGTCTTGGTGATTTCACCCTCACTGCCCCACCCGTCCATAGGTTCGCTGATTTTGTCGAGCGGCGTGATCTCGCCGTTGGGGTTGCCAAGCACCACGCCCTTGAAATTGCCCTTGTCCAGATTGGCGAACGTGGACAGGAAAGAGAGAGAGTAGAATTGTGCCTCGTCAGCGAGCACTCGGCGGCGGACCTGCTTGATCCCCGTCCACTTCTCAAGCCCCTGCCACTGGCCCTCACTGTCTTTCACGGGAATGCAGATGATTCCCTTGCGCAAATCGCGAGCGGTCGGGTCTTTCTCGGTGATCGTGTCGGTGAAGATTCCATGCAGAGAGTTCATCACGTTGCCGGGAACATCTTTCCAGACTTCCTTGGCTCGGTTGAACAGGGTCTTCATGTCACCCCAGATGCGAAGCTCCAAGCTGCGAATGTCGGTGGATGAAACGAGAATGCTGGTGATCTGCGGGAACGCGAAGTAATCGACGAGCGCGTATTTGGCCAGCGTCCTCGTTTTCGAGGCGTCTTTCGGGCCGACGACGGCAGTGATTCTACCGTCAAGAATCGTTTTCAGAACCAGATCAGACCATTCGTGGTGCTGGTCCTCTGGCCAAAGAATGGACTGCGCTTGGCGGTAGAGGTCAAAGAGCGGAGCGCCCAACTTTTGTTTACCTTCCATCCACTCGCCGCCCTGTTGGATACAGTGCATCTCTTTGGCGACGGGACCAATGTCAGTCGGCCAGAGCAGGCCGTAGGTGGTGGTGGAGGTGAGGTTGACGGCCATGCCTACTCTTTAGCTTCGGGCGCGAAGCGTTCCCACTCGCGGCTGCGAGTCTTCAGGGAGAGGGTTCGGTAGAGCCGTTCTTTGGGACCTCGGAATCGCTGTTTCGCGGCATTCAGCACCATCTCGCGCGTGATGCCGTAGTCCTGTATGTCGCGGAACCGGTCGGCAGCCTCGGCGGTATCCTTGCGGTCCAGGGCATCCAAATAGCGGTCGATAGCCTTTGTGCGGTTGAGCTTGAAAATGGCTTCTGTCTCGCGGAGGTAGCGGGACTCGACTTCCTCGATGGATTGCTTGAGCGGCTTCGCGCCCATCAGATACTTGATTTTGTCAGCGGACTTCGCTTGGTAACGGAGTCGGCCGCGGTCATCCTCAGTCCAACCTTGGTCGTCGAGGGCTGAATCGACAAGCTGACGCCAATAGAACGCGGCGGGCATGAGGCGGGACCCCCATTCTGCCACATCGTTCCAGTCTTTGCTTTCGCCACGAATCATCGGACCGACCACGTCTCGATTGAGCCGGTAGAGGTCGGACAGGGCAGGCCCAATCCAATCCTCTGGTCGGGTTGGTAGCTGTGGAGTCACGGCGGCCGTCACGTCCACGCCAACGGCGCCACCAATCCCGCGGCTGGCGGACGGAGCTTCTTTGTTCAACCAGTCTTCAGCTTCGCGCAGGAGCCACGCTGTTCCGACGAACGGGAGAGACCGCAAGAGAAAGATGTAGGCGCGTGGGCCGCCCAAGGCCAGAAATCCGCTGAGGTAGCGCGGGATCTCCGCGCCGCGAAGCGTGGAGAGGAGTTCCAGGTGCTTCACCAGATACGGCTTGAACTGGAGAACCAGCCGACCGGCTGGGCCACGCATCGCTCTCGGGAGCGCCACAGGATCATAGATGTTCTGGGTGAAGCGGGTCATCCCTCGTGCGTAGGCTTCAGCCTGTGGTCCTTCCATGCCCATGCCCTTGCGGGCTTGCTGGTAGAACGTGGCGAAGGCTTCGGGCCGGTTGACGCGCTCTGCCCACTGGAACAGGCCCAGAGGATGCCAGATCTTCGTAATCGGATGCGTTGCGCCCTCGACCGAAGCCAGCGTCGATTCCCAGCCCACAAAATCCTTGTTCCGGTCCCAAACTGCCTCGAACTCGCGCGAGTGCCGGAACTTTCGGCCTTCAATCCACCACCGTGTACCTGCCTTCGTCCAAGTGGCGTGCAAGCCACCAAGACGGTTGACGGCGGCTGACACCGGCCGGTAGCCAAGTTTCCCAACGGTCGTGATATTGCGCAGAAGGTTTACGCCACGACTGGCAGCGAACGGTCGGCTGCCGAGAGGTGAGAGAAGGTAGTCGGCAATCTGGTCGGATACCGGCTTGGTGCCCTTGCTTTGTTCGATCAGGGCCTCGACTTGCTTTGAGATGTTTTCTGGCAACTTCGGGAGCAAGGTTTGGGCTTCTTTCAGGAGCGGATCCAGGGCGAGCTTCTTCTCGATGGAGAAGATGTAGGACGGGAGCGAGTCGGCCAGACTGACTTCGCCGGCCAAAATGCCTCGGCGCTGTTGAAGCGGTCGGGCGTACTTCGAGGTCGGCTTGACGATGATGCTCGGCTTGCCTTCTCGGCGGAGCGCCTCCTGGATCTTCTTCGAGGAGACGTTCAACTGTTGAGAGAGCTTGCTGATCGTGCGGTAGTAGCTGGCCTGAGAGAGCTTCGTCGGCACGTCGGTAGGGCCGGAGTAGGAGTCGTCGAGAATCAGGTCGCCCTCATACTCGGGATGGTCTTCGAGGTACTTGCGGGCCTTCGCGGTGGCGGAGGTCACGCTGTCACCGATGGCAATGACCGTATTCGCGTCTGTCCGGACCAGGTACGAACCCAGTTCGATGTTGGTGACGTAGTTGTCAAGGCCCCAGGTGCGGAGATCCTGGAGTTCTTCCAGGGCGTCGAGGACACCTCTCCTGCCAGCTTCACGCAGCTTGAACCGCTTGAACGCCTCGGCAGTGGTCATTCCCTCGTCCCGAATGGCCAGCACGGCGGCGCTGCGGGCATCGGGTAGCGAGTCGATCAAGTCCTGTTGCTTGACTTCGATGATGCGCTCGCGCGTGAGGTCGAAGTAGCCGCGCGTGCGGTCCGCCACGTTCCGGAGGTTCTCCGGGAGATTCCGGACAGCTTCGAGGTCGCCGGCATACACGTCGCGCATGGCCTTCGTGACGCGGAGTTGGTCGGCGTCGCTGAGCTTGTCCCAGAGGTTCTTGACGAACGCCTCGTTGGTGCGCGAGGCCCTGGCCTTGAAACCCAGGACTGCCTCGATGAGCCGAGTGACGTAGCCACCAGCTTCGCGGTTCTTGCGAAACTCGAATTCAGGCGAGGCGAGGAAGTCCCGCATGGGCATGACATCCTTCTCGGCCACGCGACGTCGGATACGGGCCTCGGGCGACAGTCCAGCTTCCTCGGCGACGGGCGGTGGAACATCGGGCGGTGCCGGACCGGCGCGGCGTTCGTTGCGTTGCTCGCGGTCCACCGCCTCAGCCACAGCTTCGGCGCCCGGGCCTTTGAACTCCGGCGCGGCTCCCTCCGCAGTCTCAGGCTTCGGAGTCTCGGCGACTGGCTTGGCAGGAACAAGCTCCCCCACCGGCTCGACGGGTCTAGGTGCAACTGGAGCGCTCGGCTCCGCTGGTTTGGGTATGACGCCCGGAACGGTTTGGGAAATGGGTGCCGTGGGGGCCGGAGCCGCGGGAGGCGTCACGGGTTCGACAACGGGCGCAGCTTTGGCGGGTTCGGAGACAATCTGATTGACACGCACCCATTGGCGTTGAGCTTCCGCGACAACGTCGGGTTTCACCCCAAACTGCAATCCTTCACTTCCAACAGCCTGGAGACCTTCACCAATGAGTTGCTGCTGGTATTGAAGCAACTGGGCCTTGTCGAAGTCCTTTTTCGGCTTGGACATCTCCGCACGGGTTTGCTTGGCCTTCTCGATTGCGGCATCTCCCCACTGCTTCAGGATGACATTCGGGTCCGGAGCCGAGCGGGCCGCAGTGATGGCGGCCCATTCAGCAGCCGGAGTCGCAATCGCCTTTCCCTCGGCGTCGGCGGTCATCCGCTGACGCATATTGGAGATTTCCGTGGGCTCGCTGAATGTCTCCAACCGGAGTGCCGCGGGGGCGTCATTCGGGTAGAGACGTTGGGCGACATCTGCCACCTCTGCGGGCCTATTCTTTACCGCAAAACCTGGAACAACTGCAGGTTCTGGCGCAGCAGCCGGCGCGGCGGGAGCCGGTGGCTTGGGCTCGACAGACATGGGCGCTACCGTCTGTGCTCCCGGCGGTTCCGGTCGTGGATCGACCGGCGCATCTCCGGGTGGGCGTGCTTTGCCGCCTCCTCCTGCTGGAACTGGCGCAGGAAGGCCGGGTCTGGGCACTGGCCCTTGACCGACTTCGGGTTGTGGATACACGCTTGGAACAGGGCCTTTTGGTTGGACTGGTAGGGCATTTGGAACTCCTCCGGTTGGTGGTTGTATTGGACGAACGAAAGGTTCTACGCCGGGGGCAATGTCGGGCGACGGCTCGATCCATTCACTTGGCCGTCGCACTGCCTCTGCCGCCCTTCCGACTCCACGAGCAACGGTTGGGATGGCTGGCGCAGCGGCCATCGCACCCTGCACAAGAACCCGCGCTCTGGCTTGAGCTTTCTCATCCGGTGGCGCTTCAATAAGAGCGCGGATTGATCTCGGAAGCTCCACTATGGCCTGAGAACTGATCGCGGCAAGAGCAGCCTTGGCGGGAGCACCTCCAGCAGCCAATGCCGGTGTGATGCCAAGGGATTCTGTGGTGGTCATGCCGCTCAGTTCTTCGGCAACCTCTGGCACATCCGTCTCGGATAATGCACCAAGGACACTGCCTCGAACTCCAGGTGCATTCCTCAAGAACTGTCTGACATCGGGTGCGTTCACCGGAAGTAGGCGCTGTCCCGGAGCGACGATTGGCGGGGCATCCTTGGAAACGAGCCCAGCCAACTGCAATCCTGCTTGGCCGCCTCGAATCAGTGTTCCGATGGGGTCAGCGGCAGCACCAGTGAACGCCTCCAATTCTCGAAGCACACCTGTCTTACGGCGAAGTGAGGCTTCCTTGGCGTACAGTTCCTCCTTGCCGGGAAAATCACGCTCAGGAGAGGACTCCTCGATCTCCGGCTCCACTACATCGTAGTCCGTAGCTGGCGCAACCTCTGGCTCGATCACATCGTAGTCGGCTGGCATGTCACCTCAACTGGACAAGCCCGACGCCCTTGATGCGAACCTTGTCACCCTTCTTGAAACCGGTTGCGCGAGCGGCGGCCGAGTCTTGAAATACCGTCCTCTCCGGTGAAGCCGCCATGCCGGCCGGAGGCGCAATCGTTGGACGCGGCGGCGAACCTCCAGACAATTCGTTGATCTCGCCCTCGAGTACTTGGAGTTGAGCTTCCAGCTCGGGGCGGCTGGGGTCGTTCGGAAAGAGGCTGTTGATCCTTTGCGACAACCGATTCGCCTGTTGCTGTTTGACGGAAACCTGTCGGCCCTGGCCTGCCGTGAGGCCGGACTCATCGAACTCTCGCGGTGGGTTGGGTTCCCAACTGACAGTGTTCCCGTACCGTCCACCCATTGCGTATCCTCGTCCACTGTCAGCCGTGCCGAATTGGACGGCCGGAGGCGGGCGGATGGCGTTTATCACCGAAACTGCCCCGCTTCCACCCCCGAACGCAAGCGGGTTTCTCATTGCCGCCTGAATCATGGCCTGTTCGCTCGACATGCCAGATGCCTTCGCGGCTTCGATGTCCCTGTCGAAACGCCGCATGGACTGATACTTCATCGCGGCGTCGATGGCCTTTTGCGCCTGCTGGACCTGGGCGTTGGCCATCAGGTCCTTCATGTACTGTTCGTCCTCGGCTGCCTGTTCAGCTTGCCGCCTCTGGACATTGAACTGCATGTCATCAAGCGCGGCCTGACGGCGAACTTCTGGCGAGTCGGAGCCGGCGGGTATCTCGAACTGGAAACTCCGCACGTCACCACCGGGCATCTGGATCCGACCACCACCAGGAGGAAGGTCCGAGCCGATCTCGGCTGGGTCTTCCAACGCCGTCATTTCGTAGGGATTGGCCATAGATCAAATACCTCCCGTGCCAGACAGCCAATCCCACGGCTGGGACCAAAAGCTACCTTGGTAGCCCTGCCCGGCGGTAGCGGCAGCGTTGGGCGTTCCAAGGCGTGATTGGATGTCTCGCTGAAGCTGGGCCTGCAATCTTCCCAGTTCAGCCGCGATCTCGTCCCGCTCCTGTTGCAGCCGCGTCAGCTCTTCCTGGTTGGCGGCGGTTCTGTTTCCGAGCGCGATGTCGGCCCGGATTTGCTCAGCGCGCAGGTCGATTTCACGGGTCCGGTTCCCCAATTCAGTCTCCTGCCTGCGAGACGTTTCACGTTCGCCGACAAGCGACGTGCCCATTCCGATACGGCGAAGCCGTTCCTCGTCGGTCATCCGCAAGGCTGTCCCGAAGCCGGCATCCGAACCCGCAACGCCGCGGCCCGCCGCCGTCTCGGCAGCACGACGGCTCACATCGGCGAATACCTCTGGTGGATTGAGCAACTCGTTGATGATCTCGTTGAGTCGCGGATCATCGTCATACTGGCTGACTCCGGGAATGCCGCCACCCCCAGGAGTCCCGGTGGTGTTGGGTTGAGGCAATCCCTCCGTCTCGGCTCCAGGGACACTGGCGGTGATGTTGTCGATTGCGTCCAGCGGATGGGCCGCTTGTGCCCTTCCCTCAGCCGCCCAGGCGGCCCGCTGTTCTCGCGAGGTGCGATACAGCGCAGGATTCATTGGCGAGTAGGTTGGCATGGGTCACCTCAAATGAGCGTTCCGATCTTCTGGTTTGCGAGCGCGGCTGAACCGAACGGCTTGAACGAAATCGCTGGATGATCCCGTCCCTCGAACAAAACTAATTGCCCCTGGAGATACCGCACGGCCTCGCGGTGTCGTTCCGCAGCCTGTGTCTTGCCTCCCGGGTCATCATGGTCTCCGAACCGTACCGCTTGGCACTCCGCAATGATGGCGTCTTCGGACTGAATCAGGAGGTAATCTGAATCCACCACGACGGGGACGAGGTCAAGCCGCACCATCGCCTTCACCTGAACAACCGAGTCGTCGGTGACAGTGGGCGCCGAGCAGCACCCGCGAGGAAGGTCCTGGAAGTAATAGCGTTGGTATGCGGCAACCGTCTCTCCCGGGTCCATCGTCAGTAGCAGGCGTTCCGCGCCGGTGGTGACGTTGACAGCGTAAAAGTGGACGTAGCCGATGGTGACATCCTTCTGGATGTTGGTGATGGCGGACAGTTCTAGTGGTGTCGCGATTCCCGGTAGAGTCAGGTTCACCCAAGGATTGAACAGCGTTGCGAAGAGGCCCTGAACGGGAAACGCTCCGTCAAGCTGGCGCTGGGTGGTTCCATTGATGTCTCGGCACCCCACCATAACGCGCATCCCATTGTCGGCGATGTTCTCCGAATAGATGCGGAGAAATTCACCGGAGGATGCCAAGTCGGTGAAAGTGCAGACGGCGTTGCGTCGGAATCCTTGGGTACGGCATGCGGACGAGGTCGCAGATGACGAACCACACAGCGTTTTAGGCCAGTTGCCGCTGCCGAACATGACGTACTCATAGAACTGGTTGTTGACCTCGATTGGGTACTCGCAAGCGTTGACCGAAATGAGACGGGCGATGCCCCGTGGAAGAGTGATGGAAGGCGAATTGCGGGTGACGTTGAAGACCATCTCGGCGTAAGATCCCCACCAACCTGTCTCTCCCGCCTCGCGGCAGGTGTTGAGCCGGCGCTGGGCGCGGTTGACCTCGGCCGCCAGCCTCGGCCAGTCTCCTGAACAGACGCCGATCAAACTCGGAAGCTCACCATCCATCAGATTTTTTAGGCGCAGCCTTGAGATTGCCATTGCTAAACCTGTTGCACGTTGCCCTTCCAGTAGCAAGCACCTACTTGGGTGGCATCGGGATTACCCGACGAGCTTTCGAGAGGCTCAGGACATATTGTTTCGCGCCCGCCGAGAGCAGTTTTAGGGAGAGCGTGTTCACGGGGAGCGCCACAGCCGGCGTGCTGACACCGATGCTTCGCTCAGACTCACCCCAGAAGTTCGACGCGGTCATGTAGTAGAAGGCTTGGCCAAGGATCGCATTCGTGATCGTGGCGGTGGTGTTGGTGCCCGTCTCCGCCGCCAGCGTGTAGGGGCCAGCGACGTTCGGCGAGCTGTAGAGGCGGTAGGCGATGATTTGTTCGTTGGTGGCATTCGGGTCCCAGGCGAACTGGAGTTCAGCGGCTGTCGCCGAAATGGCCAGCGCGAGCAATAGCAGGATGGGTTTCATCATTGGATGTCCAGGTAAGGGATGCCGTCGTTGAGATCGGCGTGGTACTGACTGGCATTGAACTGAACCCGAGGCGCCCAGGGGTAGTAACGACCGGTGGGTTTGTTTCCGATGATCTTGTAGCCGCGCCAAAGTGCATCGTAGAAGCCGTAGGGCGCACCAAAGCTGAATGGGTCGGCGACCGCCGTGAAGACGATGTCCCAGAAGTGCGAGGATGGCTGGACCGGGTTGGCGAGGGCAATCGTCGCGTCCGCCACGTTGTCGGTGAAGATGGTCGCCACGTTGTTCGCGATCTGGCCCACGTAGCGGGGAATCGTCTGGCCTAGCATCGTGCGGTAGATGTAACGGGCCGTTGTGCCCGCCGGTCCCAGCGGAATATTCGTCAGGTTCACCTGCGAGTTCACAGCAAGGCTCAGGGAGACAGCGGGCGAAGGCCCACTTTCCGCGAAGTTGATCGGCGCGGTCACCGTCGTCACGAAGACGATCACCCAACTGTGGGTGCCGGCGTTCACATTGCCCGCCGCTCCGGCCGCCGCGGCAGGGGCCGTCACTGGAGCGTCCGGCCCGCACACGTTGCGGCAGGTGACATCCAGAAGTCCCACGTCTTCGACTTGAAAGACCGGAGGGTTGTAGGAGTACCCGGGAATCAGGGAAATGTACCAATGATTGAATGTGTTGATGTCCCACAGATCCCGATTCGGCACGGAACCATTCCAGATAGGTTGTGCTGGGAATTGGATCAGGTACGGACACCACGTTGCCACGGTGATCGTCTGGATTTCAGGAAGGACTGCCGTTCCGGATTGCGTCGTCGCCACGTCCGCAAAGTAGGCAGGACTGACGGTTGCGATAGCCGGCGTGATCTCGACCCTGTTGCCATTATTGTTCCAAGTGATCGTCATGCCAGTTGCGAGAGCGCCGGCGCAGACCACGCCGCCATCTGCCACGATGGACGGGAGAGCGTTCAATTCAACCTGGACAGCCGCAGCCCCAGCCGTAAAGGCAATGTCGCCCGTGACATCTCCTTCATACGACATCTGAAATCTGGAAGCTGCCAAGGATGATGGAACGACCGTCGTGGAAAGCTGGCTAGGTTGTGAGATGATCAGGCGTTGCTCACGAACAAGGTCAAATGCCGGCTTCGGACTGGTAGCGACATAATCGGACAGTCGAAAGTTTATGAGCCTAACCCAATTCACGTTGCTCGGTTCTTGAACCGCAAATGAAGGTTGATTGAAGAGCGTCAAGAGGTTGTTGTAGATGGTAATCGCGTCGTTTTCAGTCAGATCACCATAATCTGTGTCAACCCCGGTAACGCAAGGATCACACGTAAAAGATTGCATCCCCACAATATCCAAGGTGCTAGGAAATGCTGTGCTGGAAGTAGCCTGGAGTTCACACGTTCCAAGTCCTCCGGACTCGATGAGACCGTAAATGTCCACCAGCGTCGGCCCCGGACAGGCCGCTTGGTACGGTTGGAACATGTGCGCCCCAAGCCCGGTGAGTGGATCCTCGTGATCGAGGTACACCGGCCGATATTCCCCTTCGGGAAGCCCGCTCCATTGGACCGAGCCGTCATGGGTCAACGGCAACTCAAGAGCGCCATACAGTGTTGCTCCATCTGGCTCCCAGAAACCGCACGGAACATTTCCACTGGCGATCTTGATTGACAATGAGCTCGTGCAAATCGTCCCAGCAGCCGGCGACACCGCTTCCAGCACGATGACGAAGGCGAACGTGCCAATACTTGTTGGTGTCCCCGAGATCAGACCCGTAGCTGAGTCGAGCGTGAGTCCGGGCGGGAAACTACCGGTTGAGAGTTGCCAACTTGCTCCACCGGGCATTGGATTGGCCGTCAGCGTATCCGAATAGACCTCTCCGACGCTGCCATCCGAAAGGGAGGTCGTGACGATTTCGACCAGGAAGAATTGGAACGCTTTGTGAATGACCGTGGGAGGAGTGTTCGAGTCCGTCGCGGACATCTGAAGGAGGTAGAGGTCGGCCGTTGAGCCCGTCCCTGAAAAATATCCGGTCGCGTTGTCGAGGGTGAATCCGAGCGGTAGCGTGGCGGAGTCGATCTGGATGTTGTACGGAAAAACGCCACCGCTCACGGTGAAGAAGTGCTCATAGAATGAGCCCACGCAGCCTGGGATCATCCCAAAACCGAAGCACAGCTTCCTTTGAGCCAATTCCTTGTAGCACTGGGACAGGGCCATTGCATCGGCCTGTTCCTGATTGAACGGCGAGTTGAACCGTCCAGCGGAAATCGTGTGACTGAATACATCTCCGTTCAGACAGTCATCTGTGCAGGTCTGAGCCGCGCTGGCGAAATTCGATCCCGGCGGACAGTTCGGCGGGCACGGTATTGGAGGGCAAATGGGCGGACATCCAGGAGGACAGTCAGGAGGGCACCCCGGAGGTTGAGGACAGTTCGGAGGACAGTCAGGAGGGCAGACATCGTCTGGGCACGGGTCTGTAGGAATGCAGACAATCCGTGCCGCTCGGTCATTGGCGTCCTGTTGCGATTCCTGGCTATATACCCAGTTCTCGTTGCAGTTGAGTGACCGGTAGCTTCCAATGGGAATGTTTGGAATGTGGTCGTAGGTGATCCCAAGGAAGATGTTCTCATCAGGACCTTCAGCCGACAAATTGAGGATCGGTGGGTCATTGCATGGAAGGCACTCGTTGACCTTATTGTGGCACAGGATGTTCATTGACACATTGAAGTCTCGTTGGCATGATTATGCCAATGAGACCTGTTAAACCTGTTACCCTTGCGTCCTTCCTGTCCAAGATTTCTGTTGCTTCCGAAGCGGAATGCTGGCCGATCAAGAGAGTTCAGAACGGCGGGTACGGATCTATGCGCATTGACGGGAGTAGGGTGCCCGCGCATCGTGTCGCCTGGATGTTTTTCAGAGGTCCAATCCCGACAGGAATGTTTGTACTTCACCACTGCGATAATCCTCCTTGTTGCAATCCGAATCACCTCTTTTTGGGGACTCCGCGCGACAACATGGTGGATAAGATTCGCAAAGGGAGAGCCAACACACCCAGAGGAGAACTCCATTCCGAATGCAAGCTTTCGCGTGTTGAGGTTGCGCTGATACGAGAAGCTGTCACGTTCCACACTGAAAGCCAAACTCACCTTGCTCGAAAGTTCAACGTGAATCAATCTACCATCAGTAGAATAGCCCACCACTTGAGAAGGCAATTCGATTGAGTTTTCGGAATATGGCATGGCTATTGGAGGTCGCCGATTTTACCAATCGTGAACGGTTCCTTGGAGCAAACCATTCCTGCGTAGGGCCGGTCGCCGCGCGGCCACGCATGGAGAAGGAGGCCCCGGACGCGGCACCAACCTTGAATCACCAATTTGACCTGGAACTGGAATCCCCACGTCGGAGGTCGGCCGTTGAGCGGAGCGCAACCGACCGTGCCAGGGCGAGGCAACGAGATCGGGATGGCATCCTGCTCGCAGAATGGCTCTGCCGGGTAGCCGTCATCGAAACATGGATTGTCGATGTCCTCGCGGCAGTCTTTCGCGGCGCACCGCTGGAAGGCGTGCCAACGCTGCCAGCAGGCGTAGGAGTCGGGCCGGTAGTACACCTCGAAGTTGACGGTGCCGAGCAGCTTGTCGATCCACAACTCGCCAGAATCGAGTTCCTTGAGCAGCCAGGGCGTGCCGAAGCTGTAGGCCGGGAACTCGATGACGCGAATGACTCGGTTCTCTCCGTTGTCGAACCTGAGGTCCGGGCGCAATTCCCAAATCTCGATCTGGCTACGGAGATCGCTCCAGACGACGGCAAAGGCCCGCTCGCGCCCGCCGAAGTCACCCTCGAAAAGCTGGAGGATGCTGGGGCCACCAGAGAAATCCTGGACGCCTTCCCACGCCGGCGTCTTCTCCTGCTCCTCGCGCCCGCTGAACTCTGAGATGGTGTCGAAGTCGAGGGTTGCGATGGTCTGGAATCCGACGCCGGCCGGCGTCGCCTTGGGCATCATCGTCATGTAAAGCCGGTTGTCGAACTGAATGCCGCTGGAGGCGTAGAGCATGCTCCGGTCGTTGAATGCGAGCAGGCGGTCGATGGCATTCGACAGTGGCACGCTTCCCCAGGTATCCGTATCGCGGACCGCCGTGCGGATGCTCCGGATGTCGCCGTTGGGAGGGCCGGAGTAGAACAGGTCCGTATTGACCGGAACGATGCACCGGTCGCCGTAGGCCCCTCCCTTGGCCAGAGCAACCTTCTGGAGCGGCATGATGTTCAGGGTGGCGGCCGTCCAGTCCTCGCGCGTGATAGGCGCCGACATGGCGTACACGGACCGGCGGGTGAAGATGTTCAAGTCCGCCTCGCCCAAGGTGCTGTTGAGATTGGCCGCCGTTCCGAAACCACGGATGTTGCCGGCCATCGTCGGCACCACGAAGGCGTCCCCGCCGTAAGCAACCGAGTTCTCCGTCACCTTGATGACCGAATCTCGGAATTGCCACACCAGCCCGGCGGTGCCGCTGGCCGTGTTGGCCACTATGTCCCCGGCGGCGTACTTCCGGCCGAAGGCGTACCAGAGGCGCTGCGAGTGGAAGGCCATCGGACCGGCAGGTGGTATTTCATTGAGCGGGTTTGCGATTCCAAGAAACCCATTGGACACCCGCAGACTTTCGCTTCGGAGGCCCTGGACGCCAAAGTCGTAGAAGAGTGGTTTCGTGATAAGATCGCCAATCTGGATCACGCCGAACATCTCGGCTTGTCGGAAGTAGCAGAACTCCTGCGCCGGAGGAATGCCGGGGCCGTAGGCAGCGGTGAGGTCGGTGACAGAGTTGTCGGTGTCCACCCGAACGCGATACAGGTTGCCGCCGATGGCGAGGATGAGGATTGGGTCCGTGGCGTCGGGCTGGTACATCATGCCGCCCTGGTAGAGCCCGGACCAGTTGGCCCCCTGGACAACTGGGTGCATCGTGAAGCGTTGGCCGATGCCACCACCGCGCATGGAACAGTTGATGGCCCACGACAAACCGTTTTGCGGAACACCGTCAGTCAAAGGCGGCGTGGCGCCCGTGCGAGCAGCCTCCGTGTCGTAACGGACGACTTTCGTCCGGGGAAGATCAGAAAAGACGCCCTGTCTCCACCCGAGTTGACCATCGGTTAAGCGGCCCGCGCCATTTGCCATGCCGCCACTCTACGCCGACAACGACCTATTATTCAAGCGGTGGTTGGAGGAAGTCTGAAGTGGTAGTACGCTTCATTGTCCCAAGCCTGATCGAAGCAAATGAGTTGGATGAACGACTTCCCAACCGGGTGGCAGTACCACAGGTTCCCACGATTGGCATGAATCGGTTCAGGTCCGTTAGAATGCAAATCGCCTTCCCGAGCTTGAAAGAGAAGCCGCCACACGCCATTTGGGGTAATGGGGTCCTCTGGTCCTACCACGTCAAACAGCATTCCAGGTTTGAGTTCGGTGAGGCTCATAATTCCTTCGGTGCCGGTAGGACAATCGGCGTGGCAGTGGCAGGTGCCATGATCGGAAGCAGGCACTCCCGGAAAGTGATCGGGATGCGGTTATCCTTGAGGTTGAGGTCGTCCCTGGTGAGAAGCATCAGATTCATGTCAATGTGAACCGCAAGCCAGCTTCCCATCATCTCCTGGAACTCGGCGAAGCGCGGGTGGGCAGGTTGCATCGGTGTGTTCCCGGAGAGCTTCTTCTTCAGCTCGTCGCTGTAAACGTCGGCGTCCTCCTTGATTTTCCGGAGTACGAGAATGTTCTCCAGGAACTTCTCGATGACGGCGGGCTCAAACTTGAAGGCTTGGACCTGTCCGTTGACGGTCACACCGTCGAGGTTGCGGAGGGTTTGGAGGAGTTCGATGCAGGTGAGTCGTCGAATTTTCATGGATTTGGTTTGGGTGCGGCAACAGAATTTGAACGCCTTTCCACTTCCACAGTTACAGCGTTCGTAGGGTTCATGGTTTGGTTTCACGGTGCGTCGGGAGCGAAGTCAAGTTCGGCGACGGGCGCTGCCGGCGAGACAGCGGACATGTCCGGAATCACCGCTTCCGCCTGCGGTTCGTACTTGAACCCCAGCGCAAGAAGCCAGCAGCCGTAGCAGGCGTAGTAGGTCTTCGCCGAATCGTAGGGCGCAATCTGCTCCTGGAGGAAAGGCGCATCGAGCGGGTTGTCGGCGACGAACTTGAACGAGACGCCAACGACGTTGGTGCCCGTCCTCGGATTCTGCATGTTCTTCCCGCACGCCGAACAGAACAGCGGCGGGGTGTCAATTTTCTCCGAGTTTGGCACACGCATCTCGAATTTCTGGAGCGTGCTGCGGAAGACATTGTTGGCCTTGGCTTGAATGGCGGCCTTGGGTTGGATCGGGAGTCTGATGGCGGATGTTGGCAAGTTCATGGTGGTGGTGGTTCAGTTTCAATCCGCGCCCCGCGTGATTACTCGGGGCGACTCTGGTTTCATGGTTCAGGCGCAGATTTCAACGGTGGCAAGGTGGCAGTCGATGATATTGGCGGCATCAGCCGTGCCCCACTGTGCGGTCACGTTCAGCGCCTTGGCAATCGTGGTGTCAAGGCCAGCGACGATGGGGACAGCTTCCGGCATGAAGATGGTGCCCGCTCCCGACGCGCCAACGTGCGACAGCACGAAGAGTTGCGACGCTGAGTTTCCGCCGGCACCCGTGGACTGGCAAGTGATCCAAGCGGTGATGAAAAAGTGCTCGGACCCGGTGAAGATGGGTGTGACCACCGCTCCCGTGTCCATCAAGAGGGTGGCCCCGGCGTAGAAGCGAATTTGGAGCGTGGGCGCCGGCGCGGTGTTCTCGAAGTGGCCGTGAATCTCAATCTTCACCGTCTTGCCGACGGTGAGGAAGTTGGCGGGCATCGTCAGCGTACCGATGCCAGCCCCAAATAGCGTTGTCTCAACGTTCGTGTTGGCAATCACCTGATCGGCCGTCTGGACGAACATCGTTCGCTTGTCGAACTGCTTCACCCCGGCGATGTAGGCCGTCAGACAATGGCGGGTGAAATCGTTCCAGAGATCGCCCTCAACGGTGCCGGCGTAGTCGGCCGAGCCGCGGAGGATGCGCTGGGAGGCAATCGCCGCCGTGGAGGCGCCGAACAGGGCGAAGGTCGTATTGACCGAAGCAGTTGAGCCGAAGGCGCTGAAACCGGCCCAGTAATTTAGCGCCGTCGCGATGATGCCCTGCACGCTGCCGTTATCAATGATCGTCAGCAGATGGGTGCCGTCATCGGAGATGAAATCGTAGCCGGTGAAGCCGGCCTGCGTGCCCTTGAAGTCGAGAAAGCCCGTGACCGTGTTGCGGCCCATCTGGTACCAGAGACCGGCGGCATTGCTCAGGCGGAGGGTGTCCCCCGTCGCCCCGCGCACCTCCAGCCGCGCGCCCGGGGCGGTGTTGCCGATGCCCAACCGGTTATTCGTGTCATCCCAGAACAGATTCGCGTTGTCCTGGGTGATGCGACCAGATGCTCCGGTGAACAGCACAGAACCCAGGGTCATCAGGTTCAGGTTGACGAAACCAGCGATGAAATTGATGCCCGTGGGATTCTGCTGGAAGATCGGGTAATTGAGCGTGATCGGGCCAGTCGTGGCCGGCGTTGGGATGAAGATGTCCCGCGTTTCGCCGATGGTCCCGACCGCATTCAGGTTTACCCCCTGGACGTACAGTCCAACCGAGTAATCCATGTTCCCGGTGCCCGCCGCGGACTTTCCGTGGTACACCTCCAGACCGGTATAGCGGATAAAGCCCGTCGCATTACCAGACCCGCTGAAAAGGCACTGCATCACACCGCCGCTGTTCAGTCCGACATTCACCAAGGCGGCCCCGGTGGTGCCCTCCAGGATCGACAGAAACGCCCGCTTTGCACCGCCTACTGTTGAAGTCGTCAGATTGGCGTAGAGCGTCTGGTGGGCCAGAGCATCATTGTACGCCCGGAAGACGTGAACGTCGGCCGCCGGAGCCACAATGCCAACGCCGAGGTAATTGTTGGTGTCATCCCAGAACAGGTTGGCGGCGTCGAAGCCCATCGTCGCGGCCCCAGTGGCGAACGGGATGGCTCCTGGCGTGTACGCGGCCGCCTGGGCGAAGTTGACGGTGTTTCCGCCGCTGAATACGATGCCGCGGCCGGGAAGAATAATGCCGCCCAGAATCGCAACCCAGTCGAAATCGTAATCCGCACCGGAGAGCTTGGTTAGGACTTCACCCGCCGCGCCTCCTACGGGAACCGGAACGAGCCCGAGCTTGCGGCGAATCTCGCTGATCTGCTGGAAAATCGTCGTTGAGCCTTGAATGATCACGGCTCAACTCTACGCGGTAGGCGACGTACTCTCAACCACCCAGTCACCTTTGCTTATTTCGCGAAACCCACCGCACCAGTCGTCCTCTCTCGTTTGCGGGAATCCGCATGAACTCGGTGGATTGAAACGGCAAAGTCCAAGTTGGACCTTGTGGTATGATTGATCTACAAGAGATTCAATCTCTGCAATCGTTGGCGATCCAAGGCCTGCGATTCTCTTTATCATGTCGTCCCAATGCGAACAGTTCTTGCAGGTTTTGTTCATGGTGTTTGTGTGGTGGTGTTTTCTACGAGCGCCAGTGTGTCCTCGCGGCCAAGCACGCGAAACTTGAGTTCGCGCCATTCGATTGCCCGCCCGCCAAATGGCTTGAAGTGAAGCCGCGCCCCAACATGAATCTCCGGGTGTTCCTTCTTCGCCTCGGCTCCGATGCTGAAAACACGGCCAGTGCAAGGCGGGAGCCGGGACATCTGGGCAAGCTCGATGCCGGAGCCCGTCTTCTCGACGGGCCTGTCCTCGATGACGAGGATGCTCCAGCCAATAGCGCGAAGTTCGTCAGTCATATTCCCACTACTTCCCCCACTTCGTTACTTTGAGGTTTTTCCCGTCCGAAGTGCTGTTGAACCCAGTTGGCCAAGTCTGCGACGTTGGTGAAGACGTGCATTGTGTTGGTACGATACACTTCTGGACCGCACGTTGGAGGTTCTGTGCAGACCAACCAGCCATTCTCAACCGCCGAGATGGTACACCACAGGCGTATTGGCTTCATCGCTCCCTCCAGAACCAAGCGCACAGCGCGGCGGCGAGGAACAGGCACCCGCCAGCGTACACGACGGCATGGCCGAGCGCCTTCATTCCGTAGGTGGAGGCACACGTGATGGAAAGGCCAACCACCAGCGCGGACGCACTGGCCATGAGGAGGGCGAGAGGGATTTGGGTTTTCATGGTTGCGTGGCGTTCACCGAGTTAGATTTCGGATTGGCGTTCTGGCATTCAGGATGGGTTATGGCGTGTTCATCCATCTGGCGATGTATTCGGAGCACGGCTTTATCTGGTTTGAGTGCTACCTCGCACTGTGTCATCTGGCCAATCGTTCTCCCGCACTCGTCGCAGAAGAAAAAGAGCGTCCCGGTGTCAGGATGCGCGTACTCACCTACCCGAAGAGTCTGGCGGTAGCCGTCAGTCATATTAGGACTACATCTCGGACTCGTTTTAGAATGTCATCCTTAACTCTCCTGGCTTCCCGAACCCTGGCGCCCTTACGTGAAATGGCCCTGCGCTGTTCGGGTGTGAGCGCGCGCGCTCGGGCCTTGCCTCCACGTCGGCCCATCGCCACCGCCGGGCCGAACTTGCGACGTTTGGGTTTGCTCACACTTCAACTCTTTCTCTCAAGGAATGCAGGTTGCGAACCGAATTCTCGACTCTTCCAGTCCACACTCGCACGATTTCGGCGACAGGAACGAGGTTCTCCACCGGTTCTCCAGGTGAGTCGGGTGGGGGATTTGCCCGCTCTCGAATGACTCCGGAAAAAGACTTCTCAAGCTCAATGACAATCTTTTCCAATTCGGAAAGCATTGAGTTCATCTGCCTGGACTGAATCTGAAACTGATTTTCAACCTCCGGTTTCTGTTGAGTTGGATGAGGACAGTCGCAGGTCGAGCCCACTCCTCTGAGTCTCGCTTCGGCTTCGGCGTATTTCATGGAGTGCCTTTACGCCTTGACGCGTTTTTTTGCAAGCATTATGTTACCGCTGACATGAGCTATGATCCCGTCTCGTACAAAATGGACAGCTCACGAGTGCCAGACAAGAACCTCGGCGCGAACGTCCCGAAGGCCACCCGCGCCGGCTGGGGCTTCCTCGTCAACACCGAGCGCAGCGCCCTGAGAAGGGTGCGGAAGAAGAAAGAGAACGGACAGGTTGCACCTACCCATTCCCATCTAGGCCCAAGGTCAGTAGAAGCGGCGAATCGCCCGGCTCAGGATAATCCAGAAGATGCGGCGGCCACAGGCAAAGGTAGCCGCTACATACTGTCGCTTCCATGAGGCGCTCAGATGAAGCCGGGGCCTGCGCTCCGCGCCCGGGAAGCGGCTAACAGTGGACAACTCCAGGCGGAGGCGGAAGGGGAGGCGGAGAATCATGGCTTGGCCTTTCTCTTCCTCTCCACGATAGCCATCAGCCGCAAGTCGTCGTAGCACTCCGGTTGCCCGCGGCCCGAACCCGCTCTAGGTTCCCACCGGCTCGCCAGCCCATACTTCACCGCCAGCCAACAGCTCAGCGAGTAGCGGCGCCGGCGCATGAACTCACGCCGGATCTGGCGCATGTTCGCGTCGAACTGCAGCTCTGTGGTGGTTGGGTTCATGGTCTTCGACGCATCCGGAGCATGGCGCAGCGGGGGGAGGAGATGAGGTGGGCGGTGGCGGCGATTGACGCCAAGGAACGAACCGCACCGGCGAAAACCATGCTTTGCCAACTGGACCAGCATGCAATCTCCCGACCGCAAGTGCGGCAGGCGACGTGGGAGTTTCTGCCGTCTGGGTCCGTCCACCAGCGGAGTTCGAGGGTTTCGACGGCGTTTGGAGGGACGTACCTCACGCCTCGCCTTTCTTTCGTTTCTTCATCCACCGCCGAACGGCCGCCGTCGCCCGCTCGTCGCGGAATACCCGAATCCTAATCTTCCTTCCACGTCCCCACGGCACGTGCTTGAAATCAACCCGGTGGACGAGCCCGCAATCGCAGCAGGCCAGCTTGTAACCACGCCGCACAGGCCGGAGCCACTCGCCCGGTTTAGGCTCAGGATACTTCATCCCCCGCCCTCCCCCGGCGCCGCCGCCTTGCCCTCCATTACCGCCGGAATGAACTCATCTGTGTCCGCCCCCGCCGCCATCCCATTCGCCTGCTCCCGAATCTCCGCCTGCTCCGCCTTCGTACGCTTGGGGTGCCGGCCATCCCGGCCGGGCCGAGACTGCTTCGCCCTGAACGTCCGCTGCGACTCCCGATTCTGCGCCCGCCTGTCCTCCTCATCCCGAACCGCCATGTACTTCGCCCCATTCACCACCTGATACTCGAACTCCCCCACCCTCACCAACCGCCTACCGCCTTCCTTCTTGCTGTGGCTGTGCTCGTCCGGACTGCACAGAAACTCCACCGCCCCTGCCACCTCTTTCTCCGTCGTCCCGAAAATCGTCGCCAGCAACGTCGGGTTCAACCTCACTTGACTCCCCACCACCCGGTCCCTCCGCTGCTTCGCTATCACATACCCCCACACCGCCCACACTATCGGCCTGCTCCCCACCAAACTCCCCTCGAACATCGACTCGAATATCCTTCCATACATGCCCCACCTCTACACCCCCACAAAGTAAGCGTCAAGCATTATTTTGCTGACGTAAGCCAATGTAAGCCGCGGTAAGCCCCTCAGTACTCATACTCAGTACGACCTTTCATTTTACCTCCCCTCGCTACCCATCTCCACGTGGAACACCCTGCCCTACCCCACCCAAAAAAGAGGTTCCCTGCACCAACCCCAAGGAATTCTTGGGAAGTCTCCTCGAGTACACGCGGGAGCTACTACTACCGCACGCTCACCCGTCCAGCCCCTCCCGGGGGCCGCCCGCCGGGACGGTCTGGCTCCCAAGGAGACTCCTGACGGCTTCGTGGTGGTAGCGTACAGGCTCAGCGTCGGGCCGGCTACGCGCGGTGCGCTGTACTTCGCGTTCCCGCTTACCGCGTTCGGTGCCGGCCCCCGTCTGTGGGTGGGTGTGCGTGGGGCCAGGAGCAGAGCATCAGGACAGGGCAGTACTAGCGCGGTGCGCTTGCCCTCCGGGCATGACGCAGATGGGCGAGTGCGCAGCCTGCGGGCCCGGCGGAGCGAAGAGCAATAGGGCCGAATGGCCCTAGTCATGATAGGGCCGAATGGCCCTACTCGCAATAGGGCCACATTTAAGCTCGACACTTCACCGCTGAACCCCCTTAGAATCCCCCGCATTCCTGAAGCGCGTGCCGTTCGTGAGCAATAGGGCTTCGCCCGCAGGTGAGAGCAGCAGCTACACCGAAGGGCCTTGCACAGGCTCTGGCCCAGGCGCAGCAGCAGGCTCGGGCGGGAGCACGGGCACCACAGGCGCCGGACGTGCCTTGCGCTCGGGCTTCGGCCGCCGGCCGTTCAGCTTCGGGCCTGCGCGGATGTCTCGACGAAGTGCTTCGTGCAACACCCAGACACGTGAGGCGGTAGCACGCTGACTTGGTGTCAAGGTGAGGTTCTTGGCGTCAACCAGCAGAACCTGTTGCTGTGCATACGATTCGTCATACGCTTCCCCGTAGTTCGGCATGGCGGAACGTAAGCGGGACAAGTGGTGGGTGCAAGTGATAGGCGGGGGCGGAGTGCAAAATTTGCACAAGGCGTGCGGGTGGCGTGGAGTACGCGGAAAGCCCACCGGGCGCGGGATACAGCGGGTACGGTTCGACCCTCTTGTGGTGTAGGTAGAGCTTACGGTTTGGCGGGATTAACGATAACGTCCAATGAAAGCGGCAGGTGAGAGTGTATGCTTTACCGAATACCTTGCGGATGCAATGCCTAGCGTAATGTCCAAATGTCTAGGAACGAGGCAAATGGACACGAAAACGGGCTTTTGTCTCAAGTTGGTGTAGTCGCGTAAACCGTTGGTGGTTAGGGTTTGGATGGTTGGCACGGCGGAGGCTAGGGGTGGGGGCATGACTAAATCACAAAAGCGCGCGAAAGCGCACCAAGAGCGGATGACCGCGCAGCAGCAGACGCAGCAGACGCAGCAGGCGACCGATGGCACGCGCAGCGTAGCCGTGGAGTGGCGGCGGCGAGCTGGTTGGGACCGTTGGGCGAAGCGCGGAGGCGGCGGAGATTACGACTACGGCATGAACGGGTGACAGTCAACCAAACCACGCGAAAGGCGAATATGAACCTGAACCAACTGAAAGCGTTGGGCTTTGACCAGTCCCAACAACGAACGGGCAGCGTGCGGGTAGCGTGTTCTCAGTGTGAGGCAATGGTGATACAAGGTACGCCCTGTCACGAGTCCGGCTGTCCGAACGCGCTGCACGAATGCGCGGGCTGCAATGAACTCGTGCCGATGAGGGTCAAGTACTGTGCGGAGTGTCAGTGAACGCGCGAGAGCGCACCAAGAAAGGCGAAACATGGCAACTATCAGCAAACACGGCGAAGAGTTTCTTAGGATCGAGCGGCTTGCGGACAAGATAGCGTATTTCTCAGACGGCAAGATTCTGCGCAACCAGGGTAACGGCTGGAAGCTCTGGCGCAAGGTCAAGCCGGGCGTGGATCTCGTGGCCCACGCGGCAGAGCGCAAGGCGTTTTCTGAGCGGTGGCAGTCTGAACGGCCGGCCTACACCGCGTTCAAGCGGGAGTTTCACGCAATCGTTAGCTTCAGTGAGCGGTACATGTTTTTGACCTTGCTGCAAACCCTCGCCAACGATCCTGATGGCGTTTGGGTCGAGGCAAACGATATGCTCCGAATCTCCATCGGAGTCGAGGAATGCTGCGACCTCTGCCGCCTGTACGAAGCTTATGCGGCCGAGTGCAAATCCCAACGGGAAGAGTCCAATGCGGTGCCTGCGTGAAAGGAAACATGACACCAGCAATCGAAACCCTCAACGCGCTCGTGGCCGAGCTTGACGCAGCGATGGGCTACCAACTGGACTGGGTCACCAGTCCGGTCTGGCTCGTGCGCGCAGCCGAAGCCTGGCATGGCTGCCGGCGCGGGTTGGCCGGCGAGCTGGCGCGGGCTTTTGACGAGGTGGAGCGGGAAGCCAGGTCGATTTCGGAGCAGTAAACCGCGCGAGAGCGCACAACGAAAGGCGAGAATGAGAGCAATTAGAACACGAACAGCGAGTCTGGAAGAAACGCTGAGGCTTGCGGACGACACAATCCCTGCGGCGGATCGGAAGAGCCTGGCGCTTCCGGACGGTGACCCCAACGCGTGCCGGCTGATCCTGTTGGACGAGACGGGCGAGGTTGAGCGGGCGCGGGACGGCTCCCAGCGCTACAGCGCACCGTGGTTGCTGTGCGGGGTGTTCAGTGTGAAGTAACCCGGCCGCGAGGCCAGAAAGGCAAACATGAGCACTCAAATCTGCCCGTGCGGAATGGTTCAACCCTGCATCCACACCCCAACCGAGACGGACCACCTGATCAGGCTGGATGCAATGACGGATGACCAGCTACTAGAGAGGTATCCTAACCCGGATCAGGACGCCCAATCAGACACAGATTGGATTGATGGCGTGCGATCCGGTTTCTTCGTTCACGCAATAACCCGGCCGCGAGGCCAGAAAGGCAAACATGTACTCAAACGACAGCGAACTAAAGCGGATTGCTCTAGTGGCATTCCCTTCGTACTCCGGTAGGACATTCAAGGTTGAGCCGTTCGCCGGCCCTATGCGGTGCGATTCTTACTGGTCTGGTGGAAGTCGCGCCTACTACGTTGCGGTGAACCTGCAAAGCGGCCAGTCCTTCCCGGTACCGGAGAATGGAACACCGTTCATGCCGGAAGTCTTTCAGGCCAGCACCCTGCCGGCAAATTGGGCGATTGTTCGACACACAATCTTCTGTGGGAAAGACCTTGGTTTGACAGTGAGCGTAAACGCGGAGAACCTGCAAAAGATGCTGCCTCCGGCGCGGAACTTCACCAAGGCGCAAGTCGCGGTGTTGGTGTTCACCCGAGAGCGTAAGTCGTCCTACAACGGGAAGAACCGCCAGCAAATGGCACAGGATGAAATCGGGCTTCCGGCGCCGGAATGGAACCAAGCCAGGGCGGAGCTTATCGCAATGGGGCTTCTGAATTCTGCCGGCGCGATAACAAACGAAGGACGCAACGCGGCAAGCGCAGCCCACTCTGGTCAGGCATGGTCGTTGCCGAAGTGGACGGTGCCGCAATTATCGGCTGAAGACAACCCTGCTTTACAGTCTCAACTTGCGGGTGAGTAAACCGGCCTACGGGCCACAACGAAAGGCGAGAGAATGAACAAGAGCGAAAGGCGAAACATGCTGGCGCTGTATCGGGCGCTGGGGGCAATGGGATTCGAGGACGGGGAAACTGATTCGCTGTTGCGGATCGAGCGCACGCTCCAGCGCTGGGGTGAGCAGGAGTGCGGTAACGAGCGCGGCTGTATCTGCCGGGATGATGAGACCGGTAAACCCTACTGGCAGAGCGCGCAGAGCGCGCAGAGCGAGAGGCGCGAGCCGATCCAAGACCGGTAAGCGGGCGCATTGAAGCGGCTGGGCAAGATCATGGCCGGGCACAAGCGGCTGCTGGCCTACCGACAGGGCGATTGCCGAGGGTGTAACCTCTACATCCTGCGCAAGTCGCAAGTCGCGGCGGGGGAGAACGTGGACAGCGTTTACACTCGCGGCGTTGCAGTCTGCTACTGACCCCGGAGCAAGGCCGGCTTACGGGCCGGCTCTCTCCGCGATCAGCGGACAACGAAAGGAACCATGAGAAGGCAACCCAGTTGGAAGACAGTCAGAAACCGCTACGCCCGCATAACGCAGGAGTCTCAAACGCTGGCCGATGCAGAAAAGGCGCGAAATCGGCTCTTCGCCGGGGTGTTCCCGTGCGGGATCGTTTACGCTGACAAGGGCCGGGCCGTGGCCGGCGACTATGCTCGTTTGGCATTCCTGCCGTACCGGGAACTGGAGGTGCAATTCGAGCGCGATTGCCCGGCAGCGTTTCGGGCGGTTATCACTGCGGACGCGGCCAAGGTCATCGCCCGGCGGGGCGAACAGTTCGAGGTTTCAACGTGCGGGCAAACCGTAACCCTCGGGAAAGGCTGAACTATGAACCACACAGCAGAACCTTGGAAGACGGGCAAAGACCCCGATGGGCAGCGAGCCGTACGGGGTGCGGATGGCCGACTCGTGGCGGTCATGGAAGCGGGCTATCAGCGGACGAGAGACGCGGACGCAGACCGCATCTGCGCTTGCGTGAACGCCGGCGCGGGCATGGAAGACCCAGCCGCCGAACTGGCGGCGCTGCGAACGGAGCGGGACAATCTGCACGAGCAGCTTGACCGCAAGACGACGGCGGCGCTGTTCTTCCAGCGCAAGGCGGCGGAGGGGGAGGCGGATCGTGAGGAGCTGCTGGCAGCTCGCGCATTCATTCCCAAGCTCGACACGATGCTTTCAGACGCAAAGGCGGAGCGGGACCGGCTGCGCGAGGCGCTGAAGCTGGCACGGTTGGCGATGACTAACAATCGTTACAACAAGCCCAGGATCGACATGGAAGGCGCTTGCGCTGCCTCCGACGCCGCGCTGGAAGGCGGTGGGAAGTGAAGACCTATCGGGCTTTCAAAGCGCAAATGAAGCGGGAAATAGCGGCCGAGGGGCTGACCCCAATCCGTGCGGTGTTTGACGCAGCCGGCAACTGCACAGTGTGCGGAGACTCCGGGCGCTGTCCCGGATGGCACGCGCAAGACCCAGACAACCCGAGCAAGTGGTGGGTGCGTGTGGCCGACGGCGACTGGCGCTGGAGCGACACGAGCTACCAGCAGCAACAGGCGGTTGAACGGCAGAAAGAGAAAGGCGCCGCGTGAGAACCACCCTTTTCGCCTTGGCCGCGCTGTACGCCGGCTGGGTCATCGGCTGGCGCTGCCGGCCCGGCAACCTCTGGTCCGACGCCGACGGCGTCCTATGGAACGGCCGCGCCGTCGCGCTCGTCCTCCTGGCCCTGGCCGCCGTGGTGTTGTCGGTTGCCAACCTGTGAGGGCGCCAATGTCGCCAATACGTCCAAAGCCCTGCATTGACACACGACACCCAAAAGAGGAAACTGCCACCATGAAGACGCCCAAACCACGCTACACCGTCACGCCCTCGCCGCTGTTTTCAGACCTCGTGGCCAGGATCCATGGCTCGATCTACGCCGCGGCGACGGCCTGGGGCATCGAGTATCGCAGCCTGCGCCGCTTCCTGGAGGGCACGCACCAGCTCCACGGCCCGACCATCGCCCAGATCATCGAGCGCACAGGGCTGCCTTACGAGAAGCTGTTCGAGCACGCGCCGCGGGCGGCGCGGTAGGGGCCTCCAGGACGCCCTACAAGGCGTCGGAGGCAAAACCCGCTGTCCCAAGGGCGGCCCACCCCTCAAACGCCTCACAGCGCAAGCCCAGCGCACCGGCTGGGCCACTCTGGCGGGTGTGGTGACCATCATTCGAGGCTTTCAATCATCACTACAGCCCCTTCCTTGCCCTTGGGGACCTGGATCCGTTCGATGTTCAACTCCGGGACCCATTGGTGGGAGTCGTCGAAACGCTTCCACCAGACAGTCAAGGAGGGTGCTGAGTGCGCCGTCCAGGTCCCGGCGTCGGTTGTCTGAAACGCCAACAACAACTGAGACTCGAAACTCCGGGTGACCCGGTCCATCCAAAGGCGGTACTCGGGCTTGGTGAACAGCCGGCGCTGGCCGATTACCTTCGAGTTTTTGAAGGATGGGACATGGCCCAGACCCTCGACGCGCAACACGATCTTCATAGGCTTTGAGTTCTTCAGCGGTCCAGCGTGGCATGGTTTCACTTTCTCTTGAACTTCCCGCGGCAGTCTGGGCACAGGAACAGCCGCGGGTTGCTCGGGCTCTGGGCCGCGATGCCCACTGGCGTCCCGCAAAGGTGGCAACGGAATGTAACGTCCAAGCGGATCACGCCCGGGGACGCCGCCACCTCGGCTCTCATCGCATCGGCCAGTTCCCGCAACATGCCGCTGCGCGTGCGCTGGTAGTGATCCGCGGCCACCTCGCGGCGGATGTCCTCCACGGCGCGCTGGCGCTCCGGATCCGCATCTGCGTCGTGGCTGGTGCCGTTCATCCCGCCTTCCTCTATCGCTTCCAGAAATTCATTCGTAGTGATCAATGTTAGACTGCTTCACCCGTCGTGATAATTTTCCCATCCTTCAGTTCTGTGGTGATGATGCCAAACCCTTGCACCTTGGATGAGATGCCCATTGAGGACATCCCCCATCCTATGTTCGTCGCTTGGTTTGGGAAAAGCGTTTTGATAAGCCGACGATGTGACCTAACCATGAGCTGTACCGCAACAGTCGGTGTCTTTTTTACGTTCGATGCTGTCTTTTTCATTGATTATTTTGGTTGCGCCCCACCACAGCCTACACGGGCGGTGGGTGAGCTTGGGTGTTGTGACTTTCGTTTTCGGGCGCGAGATTGCCGTTGAGCATTAGCCCAATAATCGCGGAGTGTTTGTCTGTTCGGCCAGGTTGAAATCACGTCGTTGGTCCGATGTGGGGCTTCCGAGATCCAGGCAGCAGCCATTGCTCTTGCCACAAAAGCAGCGACGGGTTTACCGTTCCTCCAAACCACGGCCCAGTCATAACCAATCGGTCCAGAGAATGCCTCCGGGGCGGCCGGTTTGCGGTTGTCGTGGGTGCCGTTCATGCCGCCTTCGCCTCGATCTGAGCCTTGAGTCCGGCAATCTCCGCCTTCAGGGCCTTCGCCTCGACCAGCTTCGCGTCGTCCTTCCACTTCCACCCGCCGCCCGGCTGCTCGTGAGCGTAGTTGAATCGCAGCTCCTTGAGGCGCTCCTCCTTAACCCCGATGGCCGTCTTCAAGTCCATGATCGACGGTGGCCTGCCGTTTCCGCCGGCTGTCTTCGCTTTCGCTTCCCGCTCCTTCTCGTACTTCCAGCACAGCATCATGTAGGAGGCCCAGTTCCGTATCGGCACGTCCTTCGCATCGTGACCGCCCCGGGAGGACGCCATGTCCCAAGTCTTCTGCACGAAGTCGGGCGGGCAGCCGGCGGTCATGCTCTGGGCTACCGCCTCAAGGGCGCTCGCCGGGAACCTCGGGGGCAGTTCCACGTGGAACGAGTCCGGAACTGCCCCGGACACACCCGCCGGCCCCTCTTGGGGGGTTTGGGGGGTGTGTACTTCTGCGTCTGTACTCTCTCTTCTCTCTTCTGTGTATCGCGCAACAGTTCCCTGTGTATCGCGCAACACTCCTTTGTTGCGTGCTACTGCACCGCTTCTCCGTTCCCTGAAATACGGGGCCCGGCTTCCATCCTTATCCTGTCCTTTCTCCCTGTAGTTGAGATAGTTCAGGATTTTCCATCCTCCATCACAGGCTGCTATCCTGCGTCCATCATTCGCCTTCGTTCGGCTGTGTTCGTCAGGGCTGGAAAGGATGCGTTCAGCCTCCTCCATGTCTTCCACTGACACCCTGGCAAGGCTGGCGAATCCCGGGATTGAACCCTCGACGATGCCGCGGGAGTCGCACGTAGCCAGCATGGCGATCCAAACGCGGAGGGTGGTGTCCTTCTCGCACCAGATTGAGGATGTGACGAGCGAAGAGAAGAGCTTAGTGAAACCCATTTGTGCCTCCAAGCAAGCGCCGCCTCCCGGATGTGAGACCGTGGGGGTAGAACCCCGAGGCGCCCTTTCGGGCTCCGGGAGGTCGGCAGATTGTCTTGCACGATCTCACGTCCTCACCCTACGCGCCGCGGGCGCCAGCGGCAAGGGGAATCAGGGCTTTCCATCGATCACCGCCGTGGTTCCGAGCGCGGAGATGGTGCATGAGCTGCCCGGCCCCAGCGTCTTCTCCATGTTCTTCACGAACTTCTTCACGACCCCGGACACGCCAGCCAACTCCGGCTGCTTCGGGTCCTGGATCTCAACGCTGCCCTCGGTCTCGTCGGAAAAGCGGCGCGTGAACCCGATGCCGGTTTTGACGTGGAGCTTGAGGCCGATGAGGACCAGCTTGAAGGTGAGGCTGACGGGCAGCTTACCTTCCTCGGCGGTCTTGAGTTCATCGGCGATGTTCTGCGCGTTGGCGTCGATGAGTTCGACGGCATGCGCCCGTAGGAGTTGGGATAGTTTATCGGTCATATTAGCTTTCGTTGTTCACCGTGGTTTCATAAGCACAAGCTCCCTTCGCGGAGTTGCTTGCCTTTCTGCACGAGTTCCCACGCCGTCAGCGTGACGCGCTTCCGCTGGTGCTTCTCGCGCACGGTGAGGTCGCCGTGACTGTCCAGGGTCAACCGCCAGGATTTGCCGTCCACCTCAACCCAGACATGGGCGCTGCGCTTCTTGAGCTTCACTCCTTCGCCTCTTTCTCTGCCAGCTCGCGCAGGTCGCGGATGAACCCAGCCAGGGCCTTGTGGCCGGCGTCAATCGCGGCGTCGAGCGGCACCATCCGCTTCGGCTCGGGCGGGACGGCGGCTTGGGTGAGGATGCATGGACAATAGCCCTGCTCGTTGTCGATCCAGTGGTGGCAACCCTTGGATGCGTGCTCGCCCCACTCATGCCCGCACGCGCACCGTTCGGCGGTGGGGGCGGGAGCTGGCGCGGGCTCGGGAGCGGACTTCGGCGTGCGGCGGTAGGCAGCGCAGGCGACTTCGTTGCGCGTCGCTCGGTTGAACCACAGAAACACCCTGTCCCAACGCGAACCGTTGAGAGAGTAGTCCACGCTCACCCCCGACTCGTGCAACGCCTTCGCCTCTTCCCACGTGAGGTCGCCCGGCGGGACAGGGGTGGGCTTGGGGCGGTGCTTCGCGCCAGGTATGTAAGACTGCGTTTCAAACCAGACACCTCCAATGCTGGCCTGAATCGGCTTCCCCTCCTTGAGCGCCAGTATCGCCGCCCATTCGGTGGGATCGTTGAGTTGTTCGGTGGTCACGGTTTTGCTTTGAGTTGATTCTTGAGCTTGGTGATGACGCCACGCAGAGCGGCACACCTGCGTTCCAGCGCGTAACCCTCCTCCTGGCCTTCCCGCCACCATCGCTCGTACTTGGCGCGGTCATCGACGAGTTGTGTGTGGTTTTTCGCCATCACGGCCACGCCATCGGCTATCCTCAGGAGCACAGCGGTTTTGAGTTCATCGTGTGTTGGTGAAGGGCCGACAGTGGCCCATTCTTTTTCCGCTACATCGCGTAGGTTCATAGGTCACACCATTTTCTTGAGCCGCGCGTCTTTCTTCTACCTCACCCACGCCGGCCGCCGCGTGCTGATTACCGTCTTCGTCTCCTCCCAGATGCGCAATCCAGGCACCACCATGCCCACCACCACCGTTGCACGAATCGCCGCGGCGTTGGCCTCCAACCTCACGAGTTCCGGCCGTGCCCTGTAGAGCGCATGGACATCCAACACCTCGTAGCACATCTCTTTGCGTGTGGCCGCGCCGGTGGCCTTCTGTGCCTCCGGCAACGGTGCCGCAATCCGGTTGTAGGCGTCCTCCTGGGCCTTCTTCGCCGCTGCCTCCGCCGCGATAGCTTCCTCCAGGTCCTTGTCACTCACCATCGCCGCCTGCATCACGCGGGCGTCGTCTTCAGCCTTCTTCCGCTCGGCTTCGAGGCGGGCAATCTCCTTCTGCCGGGCATCCTCAGCCAACCTGACGCGCTCTGCCTCCTGCGCTTGGAAGCACGAGACGAGCCTCGACAGCCGGTCCAGTTCGGCTTTGAGCGGAGCGACGGCTCCCTTGGCGAGACTGTCCACCAGCTCCGCCCGCTCCCGGAAGGGCGCCTTAACCTCGACGCGCGCGGCCTCGATGTCCTTCACCCAGTTGCGGAGGTCCTGTCCGACGGCAACGGCCATCGCCTGTTCGTCAGCGGTCGTAACCGCCATGATTTGCTCGGCCCTCAACACGAGGGCATCGCGTTTCTGAATCTCCTCCTGGTCATATTGAATGCCCGGGAGTTCTCCGTCTTTCCATTGGTATCGGACTAGGTTCATGGTGGTGGTGTGGTGGTGGTTTGGTGGTCAGTTGTCTCCGCGGTCGTCGTGTTCCATGCGGCCCATGTCGGCATCAGGTTCCAGATTCTTCACCGCCTCTCGAATCATCTGGTCAACGCTGACGGGCACCTCGGGACCGTTGGGACACAGGGCCGACGCAACCGGTTCTTCCTGTTGCGACCAGACGACCTCCATGCTGACTTCACCCGTCGTCAGCATTTCAATCTCGAAGTGGCATCCCGCGTCCAGGAGGCGCTTGGCCAGGGCCTCAATCTCAGGTGGCCGGTCAATCTCCACCGGAGTCTGTCGCCCGTTGGGCATCAGGAATTGAGTGAAGGGAATGCTCATGGTCAGAATGGGCAATCATCCGCGTCATCCGGCTCCGGTCCAGGCCCGGGCTCAGGCTCGCTCGGCTGCGCCGGCTGGCTGTCCTCCGGCTTGGTGAACTCGTAGTGGCGGCCAGCGTCGTCCAGCATCGTACGAAATCCAAGGTCCTTCGTGATCTGCGCCTCGCTACGCGGCTTTCCCTTCCATTCCGTCTCAACGACGTAGTTGGCCCACAGGCCGAACAGATAGGGCTTGGCGAGCTTCCCCAGCGGCGTGCCAGCGTTCTTCCCGAACGGCATCGGGTAGGCCCGCCAAGGTTCCTCAGCCTTCTCGGTGGCGGCTGGTGCCGGCGCCGGAGCGGGCTTGGCGGCGGGCTTCGCCGGCGGCGGCGGTTCACCCGCGCCCGACTTCGCGCGAATCTCGTCCAGAAGGCCCGCGGCGATGCCGCGGCTCGCCGGCAACTTCCTCAGCGGGTAGTCCGCAAGCGTCTCGTTAGGCATGAGGATGTCGTGGTCACGGAGGACTTCCTCGGCGTACTCGTCTCGGTTCGTCGCCGCCTCGCGCATGAGCGCCACCCAGCGGGCCAGCTTCCGCTCGGGTGTCTCGGGCGTCGGCGGTGCCCACGCTGGTGCTGGGCGAGGCGCTGGCGTGGCCTGGGTGGGCGCTGGCCGGGCTGCCTGCGCTGGAGGTTGCCCACGGGCACCTTGGCGCCGTCGTTGCCACCAGCCTTCGCACCAGTCCTTGCTCCATGCCTGGAGGCCCACACCGAACTCCTTGCAAGTCCGCCGAAGTGCCGCCGTCTTGGCACCCTCAACAGCGTCGCCATAGTTGGTGGCGTCGTTCGGGTAGTAGTCCATCGAGCCGACAGCCTCAGCCACGAATGCACCGCGCACCATGAGCATGGCCTCAACGTAAATCCGAGTGCCTTCCTTCTGGCACTTGTCGAACTTGCTGTAGAACTTGAACGGTTCGGCCCAGCGGTTGCGCGGGATGATAGCCCACTGACCGATGCCCAGCACTTTGTTGAGCCGATCCCGAAGGAAGGCGTGCTCGACGTAAATTAGGTTCTCCTTTCCGGCCGCGCCCGGCTGAAACGCTTCGTCCGGGAATGGTTCTTGGAGAGCGGCGGATTCATCGGCCCCCAACTGGAGGGTGGCCGCGCGTGCGTAGGCAGACATCGTGACTTGGGCGATGGCGTCCACCTTGGCCTGGGCGGCGGTGATAGGCGCGTTGATTTCTTCGGGCGGAAGTGCCGGGCCAAGCGCACCAGCTTCAGTGCGGAGCGCCGGCAAGTTGGATTCAGGTTTGGGTTCGGGTGTGTCAGTGGTGCTCATTCCGGTAGTCTTTCTCCGTGGTGGGTGGCTTTGAGTTCGGTGAGGAGTTCATCGCGGAGGCGCTTCCGCTGGACGGCTTGCATGGCCGCAATCCATACATCGCGCAAAGGTTTTGCCACGGCATCAGCCGCATTGAATGCCGCCCACGCGTCGCGCTCTAGGGCTTCGAGTTCTTCAAGGGTTGGGTTCATGGTGGTGGTGATTGGAGCCCGCCGCCACGATGTTCCCGATCTTATTTCTGGGGTATTGGTGCCGCATCGCGCTTCCCAACGCCAGGGGTCCGCACCCCCGGCAGTGATTCGTCCGGCACAGGAACGGCGGGCAAAGGTTCATGGTTGGTGGTTGTCAGTCATCATCCAGGCTGTCGATGAATGAGTCTTTGAGCGTCTTAACACAGAAGTTCTGGAAGGCTTTCCGGCCGTGATTGAAGGCAGCCGCGATGAAGTCAAAGAGGAAGCCGGCGATCATAAACGGGCATCCCGCGACACCCACCATGGCAAGGATGAAACGGCTCATGGTTACTTTCGGACGAACGCTTGCTCTTGCGACAGCCCGCTCCCTTGCAAGATGGCCAGCATCGTGTCAGTCGTGATGCCGCCCTTGCCGGACAGCCAGCGTGCGAGCGTCCACCGGGCGATGCGCCATTCCCGGCTGGCGCCGTTCACGCCGCCATACAGCCTCACGGCGTTGAGGAGTTGTTGGCTTGGGCGGAGACGCTTTTTCGGTTGCACGGCTCACGTTTCGCACACGGCGCGGCGCGTGTCAAACAATTTCGCAAAGAATTGTTGACAGGGCGGACGAGCGGCTGTACAGAAGGGTATGAGCAAAAAATCCCGTTATGCCGTCGTCGTCCAGGAACAGCGCGACCTCGTCGCCATCGAGATCGAAGACACCGAGCGCAAGCTCGCCGAACTCCGCACGCGCTTGAGCATTCTCAACAAGCTGGAGGCGGCCGTCTCCAAGAAGGAGAAGCCGGCGCCCGCGGCGCCCTCCGCTGGAAAGGAAAAGCTATGAGTGAACCAACCAAAGACACATCAAAAGCATTCGACGAGTGGGCGCTCGTTGAACTATTCGGCCACCAGAAGATCGTGGGCCGCGTCACAGAGGCCAGCCTTGCCGGCGGCGCCTTCCTGCGCGTGGACGTGCCGGAGTTCAACGGTCAACCCGCATTTACTCGGTTCTTCGGACCGGGGGCGATTTACAGCATCAACCCGGTATCGGAGTCGGTTGCCCGTGATCTCGCGACACAGTATCGCAACGAACCTGTGAGCCGATTTGAACTGCCGCGCATTGCGGACAAATCAGAGGTGGACGATGAGTGAAGCAAAACACACCGGAGGGCCAGCAACGGTTGTATTCCACCATCGCGGAGAACTCCAAGCGATTAGCCTGCGCGACTGGTTCGCGGGGCAGGCGTTGGCTGGTAACTGGTCCGGCCGAGAATCTGACAAGGAGTACGACAGCACGGTAGAGCGTGTTGCGGCAAACGCCTACCGCATTGCCGATGCGATGCTCGCCGCCCGCGAAAGGAAGCCATGAACCTCGAATTGCTGAAAACCTTCTGCTCAACGGAACTATACCACCCCACCATCACATCGCCATTCTCCAGCGGCGACTTCACCTACGCGACGGATGGCCGCATCCTACTCCGCGTGCCGCGCGTGGCAGAGGTGCAGCGCGTGGACGACGCTCTGGCGAAGAGGTGCGACAACATTTTCACCCAATGGCCTAGCGTTGGCGACTGGAAGCCGCTGCCCGATCCGTTCACGGTGCTTGACCCGCCGCGAGACTGCTCGAAGTGCGATGCTACCGGCCGGCACGAATGCACCTGCGGACACGAGCACCCGTGCGGGAAGTGCGGTGGGAATGGCAGAATCGAGCGCGAACTCAAGAGCCGTGTTGACTTCGGCAAGCACGCCCTTGCCGGTCATTACGTCCAGCTCTCGTCCACACTGCCCGGCGTTCTCATGCGTGAATCGGCCGGCGGAGGTTTGGACCCGGTGGGCCTCAAGTTCGACGGCGGCGACGGCGTTCTGATGCCATTAGGAGTATGAGCGACCCCAACCTGCCCCCCGGAGTGACGGACCGCGACCTCGCCCGCTACCTCGACGGGCCGGCGAAGCTCCCGTGCATGGTTTGTGGGCTCACATTACCGTCGGAACAACTCGACGACGACGAGGTGTGCGAGACGTGCCGGCGAGAGCGAACCAACGAGGACGGGAGGGATGAAGCGAGAATCCATGAAATCAAAACATAAATCCTCCCATCGCTTCCGCATGATGCCGCCCGACGACTACGCGACGGCGGTGTGGTCGATCAACCGGATTTGCCGGCTGATCCTCTTGTACCCAGCGTCAACACTGGGCTCGATTAAGAACAAGGCGGCGACGCTGGCGCGGATCATCGACAGAATGGAGTGACATGACCTCCACCGAACGCAAGCACCTACGCCGCGCTGAGAAGATCGTGTGGACGATCTGGAACCACGGGCGGGACATCGACACAGATGGCACGTTGCGCCCTCCACTGTGGCGTCGCAAGAGGGCGGATGCAAACTGGCAGCGCATCCTAGCCATGATCGACGAGTGGATGAGGGAGGAACCATGACCCCAAAACAACGAGCGGCCCGCGCATTCGACATGGGACCCGGCACCAGAGTCAGGCGCATTCGAGGAACCCGCATTGCGGTGGCCTGCATGAGCCCGAGCTACGCTGATTGCCTCGACAGAATCATGTCCGAGTGGGCCACGCACAAGGCCACGCTCCCGAAGCGAATTGGAGATAAGCGATACGTGCCCGGCATCTACGCCTTCGCCTACTGGCTTATTCGCTGGAGCGGGCTAGTTGAGCCGGCGCAAGCTGGAACCGCGAAAGATGCCCGCACATTCGAGGCTGGATTCGCAGCCGGGAAACGGTGGGGCAAGTCGCCCCTCGCGATGGCTGCCGCATTCGAGGCGGGTGCGAGGTGGTTCAGACAGACCATGTGGTTGGGCGGTTCAACCGCGCCGGAATGGTGGCTGAAGAGATGCCGCGCCGAGGCCCGCCGCCGCTACGGGAAGTCGCCACGGTGCCCTGAGTGTCGCTCTATGCCGCCGGGACATAAGATCGGCTGCAAGACAGGCAACGCGGCGGCTAAGGACTACCAACGAACACTGAGCCGCCGCTACGGAAGCAAGAGGAGGAAACCATGACCACCCCCGACAAGGCCGCGATGCGCCGCACGCCTGAACTGGAGAACCAAGATGTGGCGTTATTGATTCGGCGGATTTGCGTCGAACTCGGCTATCATGGGGGGTTGGTAGAATCCATTGCAGCGGGCGTCATCTATCGCGGAGTGTTCGGCTGCTACCCATACAAGGACCCTGCTTTTAACACTGAATGGAAAAAGGGAATCCACCCCAAACTATAACCATGACCCCCACCCCCAGCGACCTCGCCGCGCTGAAGGCCGAGTGCTACCAAGCTCTTGGCTGTCTCTACATCGCAACTGAGCAATCCGTTGCGGATGATGTAAACGCAAAGGTGCGAGCCTACATCACGTCGCTTGAGAAACATTCCGCACCAACCCCCAACGACCTCGCCGCCCTGCGCCGGCTCCTGGAGCGGTTGCGGGCTGAGTCCTCACAACGCTACTCGTCGTCCGGTTACATGGTCGTCGGAGGACACGAGGTATTCAGCCGGGAGCGCCTGACCGACCTCGCCCGCGAGGCCGACGCGCTCATCCCCGTGATCGAGCGGTTGGTCAACCCTGAGCCGTGCGTATGGAGGTGGTGCGACGACTCGTGCCACTATCAAACAGGCTGCGGCGAGGGCTACTGCTTCCTCACCGATGACCAGCCCGAGGCCCAGCATTATCGCCACTGCCCTGGGTGCGGCAAGCCAATCAGGGCTGAGTGGAAGGAGAACGAGGAATGAAAACACCAACCGAGTGGATACGCGATATTGCCAACGACCGAACGGGATGCGACCAGAGCCCGGCGTGCATCTGCGACCGATGCAAGAACGGGCGCGAGACGTTCCTCCTTGCGCGGGACATTGTGGACATTCAAGCGGAGGCGCTGCGACACGCTGCCGAGCTGGTGCATAGCATGTCTCGCGGCACGCGAAGTGAGGACAGAGCGGTTGAGATTGACGAAGCGCGGGACCTGATATTGGGCGAGTGCCTGACTTGGGAACGCGCGTTACGCCGTGCTCACAGCGAGAAGGAGAACGAGCCATGACCCCTGAATTTGAAACCCTGTATCGCCAAGATTACGCGCAAGTACTCGAAAGCTGCGACCGCTGGATAAAGTGGTGTGAGGAACGGAAAGACACCCACGGAATGAATTTCCACCAAGGTCTGCGGTCAGCGCTCATCTTCCACAACATCAAAATGGAGCAACTGCTGCGCACGTTAAAGGATAACGAACCATGACCCCTGAACGAATGCGGATTGTCCTCGCGGAGTGGGATGGGTGGACATCAATAGGATGTTGGAATGGCAATCCCAAACAACCGGCTGGATTTCGCCCACAGATTCCGGCTGGGTGCGATAAAACATCACGGCCACTCCCCGACTACCCCAACTCGTGGGACGCCATTCACGAGTTGGTCGACAAGCTGGATCGGGTTCGACGGTGCTGCTTTCTGGGCGAGATTAACAATGTGACCAGACATCGAAGTAGCGTCTGGTTCCCTGAGCGAATCGTCACCTCAACGCGAATCGAGTGGTGCGAAGCCCTTCTCCGCACCCTCAACCTGTGGTAGGACGTATGACACCCGAACGAATGCGGGTTGTCCTCGCGGAGTGGGCGGGGTGGACTTCTATAAGCAACGATCCTACGATGGATGACTACGCCAAAACCGGAATCAGTCCGGGTGGGGTTGGCAAAGACTTGCCCGACTTTCCTTCCGACCTGAACGCGGTGCATGAGTTGGAAATGAAGCTCACCAATTCTCAAAAGAATGCACATGGATTGATTTTAGAGGAGGTTTGCACGCCCGGCTTACGCTTTGCCTACCCTGCAATGGTGGCCACCGCCCTTCAACGCTGCGAATCACTCATCCGCACCCTCAACCTGTGGGAGGAGGAATGAGCGAGAAGCCGATCCTGTTTTCTGCTCCCCTAATCCCGGCCATTCAGGACGGGAGAAAGACGCAGACGAGGAGAATTGTTGAGAGCCGAACTATCTACCCACATGGAGCGTTCTGGGATCACGGCGCATACGAACCTGTTGAGATCACCCCCGCCGTGTGGTCCTTCAGGCTCAAGGACAGCAAGAGTCTCTGCACAGCGTCGCGTGGCGCTCCCGTATTCAAGTGCCCCTGGGGCACCGCAGGCACTCAACTATGGGTGCGCGAGACGTGGTGCTGCGCGATGGACGATGGTGAATACCTGTATTCTCCCGAATGCAAACAAGTATGTCTCTACCAAGCCACAGAGACAGAGCACATTATCAAAGACTCTGGTAATGGTGGGACTGAATACCGAAAAGATGGAACCGAGGCAAGCCCATGGGTGCCATCCATCCACATGCCGCGCTGGGCATCCCGCATCACGCTGGAGGTGGTCAAGGTGCTCGTTCAGAGATTAGTGGAGATCACGGAGGAGGATGCCAATGCTGAGGGCTTCCCTTCTCATCTGAGTGTGCAAACGCTGACTCCAGCGCGCTCCGACTTCGCCGCTTTTTGGGACTCACTCAACTCCAAGCGTGGATTCGGCTGGGCCGTGAATCCCTACGTGTGGGCCATCACGTTCAGGAGGATCAAGCCATGACCCCCGCCCGCTACACCGTCCAGCGCGAGCGACCCGACGGCACGCGATTCGGGCCGATTCACTACAGCGACAGTCAATGCCGCGCTCGATGTGGTGTGAAAACGGTGCGCGGCTGGATCACGCTCACCAACGACGGCACGGGCAAGGCGACGTGCAAGAAGTGCAGGAAGGTATGAAAACACAACAAGAAATCAGATCGAAAATCAAAGAGATCGAGGACAGCTACAAGCACGTCCTGACCGGCAGACTGGCAACCATCGCCGTCAATGCCCCGCGAGCCTTGGAGCAAATCGCCGCCGAAACGAAACTCCAGGTGCTTCATTGGGTGCTCGGCTCGAAGTTCAAGTCCAAACTGAAGGGCGTAGATCGCTGAGGATCAAACCATGACACCCGAAACTGAAAAGAAATCAAAATGCACGCACTGGTGGGCATATCCACATACCGTCTTGAGCGGGAGACCAGGGCGCGATGAGGTGGTGGTCGCCAGATACTGCTCGATGTGCGGGGAGGTACAATGCGCGACCGCAGCGAACTGGCATCGTGTGCCAGAGGGCTACACCGATATAAAAGAGGCGTGTGTTGAACAGCTTGAAAAGGAGAACGAACCATGACCCCCTCCCGCTACACCGTCCAGCGATGCCGTAAAGACGGCACTGCGTTTGGCCCGGTCCACATCAAGAGCCGCGGCATGATTACTCGCTGCGGTTGGGTGATCAAGCCGCCGTACTGGCTGGTCCTGGACAAGGCCACGTGCAAGAAGTGCAGGAAAGAGAAGCCATGAAAACCGTAACAATCCAAATCAGCAACACGGATGACAAGCTGACTCAGACGGAGTGGGCTGCATTCGTGCTAATGATGCGCAACCAAATCCTACAACACTGCGGAGTCGTCCATTTCTTCGGCGCTCCCGCGAACTGGGAACGCTGGCAGAACGCGGCATGGGTCGTCACTTGCGAGGATGACGACCTTTCGAGACTCAAGGCTGCCGTAGTAGATGCACGCAACACGTTCAACCAAGACTCTGCCGCATGGACAGAGGGCGACACTCAATTCGTCTAGCCATGACCCCCGAACTCAAGCCGTGCCCGCCGAAGCGCAAGGAACCCGTGCGGTGCTCCTACTGCTGGGACATTCCTTGGCCCGGACATCGTGCGGTTCTATCCCACCGCCGATGCCGCAATACCACGTACCATCCCAGCGGACGATGCTGGGTCCACCGCCACGCCGACGAGAAAGGCGAGAAGTGAACGATTTGGAAGCCACTGACAGCCGCGGGGCGTGTGTCCTCCATCGACTATGGCTTACGGGCGATGGAAAACGCGGACCGTTGGCTTCCTGCTTTCGCCAAGGCGGGGCATCGTGCCGCCTGCTGGTCATATCCTCGCAGTCTGTTGTCGAGGCCGCGCGGCCGGCAAAGTCTCCGCGCGGAAGGTTCTGGAGCCAAGCGCGAGGCGGGCTCCAGGTCCAGTACCTTTCCTGGACGCACAACAGCAGACACGCCTCGCGCCCCCTGTACGTGAAAAGTCCCGGCAGAGCCGCAACTCTACCGGGACCCGACCACCCGTGAACCACCTTCACTTACCTGACCCAAGTCCCGTCCGAAGCCCGTCGCGGATCCCGGTCGCCGCCGCGAGCGCGTAGGGCGTCTGTTCAAGGTCAATCGGTTTCCCGGTAATCACATCGAACAAGGTCGCTCCAGCGTCAATCGCAATGAGCGCCGTTCGGCTTCCCAGCTCTTTGATGGGCAGCGTCAGGAGGATGTCCCTCAACTGGACGCCGCTGATTGTGCGGGCCTCCACGAGCTTGTCCAGGCTGGCGAGAGCCAGCACGAAGGCTGGCCGGTATTCCGGCTTGGCGTCGAGGGCGGCGGCGGTGCCCACGGCGGAAGCCGCGTAGGCGAGCCGCTGCACGTCGGCTGCTTTGGCGGCTTCGGTGGCGTCAGGAGTCAGGAGCGCGCAGCCAACGGGTGTGAGCGCGATTGCGAGGACAGCCGCGAGTGAAGCGCGGCGGGTGATGGTTTTCATGGTGTGTGTGTTTCGGTTGATGTGTGGCGAGAGAAAATGGTCAGCTACTCGTCTTTCGAGTCGCCGTTCAAGAGTTCCAGCTCAGTCTTCAGCGGACAGGAGGACCCGGCCGGGCACCGGGCTGCCGCCTCGGCGACGAGTTTCTCAAGTTGCTTGAAGCGTCGCTCGCGGCGGGCGAAGCGCCGGATTTGGAAGATGACCAGCACGAGCATCGCGAGGCCCAAGAGGGCCTTGATGATGTCATCCACGACGGTCCAGATGGTCGCAAGCAGGTATGATGCGCTTACTCCCTGCACCAACCAGGATCGCCAAGTGTCTATCATGTAACCGCCTTTCACGGTTCTGCACCTTCGTGTTCGATGGTTGCCAGAGATCGCTACGACAAATTCCGCATGACCTCCAAGGTGACGTATGGAAGCAGTCCCGCAGAAATGCAATGGAGACAAGTCGCTTCGGCCAGAATCTCGTTCGGGTCGGATGGCACTGGATCGCCGTTGACAACATCAATGAGGATTGCCAGTTGCGCGTAGGCGACCTCGCCGGCTGGTATTTTGCACAGGCAAGCCGCTTGGGCCATCAGTTCGTTCGGTTCAGTTGGGACAGGCATATCAGTTCCTATGTCGATTGCCACCGCCAGGGTGACGTAGGGAAGCAAACCGAGCGGGATGTTGCACCAGTTGCAACCGATGACCCCCAAGAGGGTTTGCGCGTCGGCGGCCGTGGCCATACGTCACTCGAAATCTCCGGTCGGAGGTGCAACCGTGGGTTCGGCTGGTTCTGCGGACTTGGCCTCGGTCTCGGCCTCGGGCTCGCACACGATGATAACCTCGTCGTCGTGGATCTCCTGGACGCGCATCTGCACGATGGTCCCCACCTCGATGTCCTTTCCCATGAAGGTTGACTTTGGCACCACAGCGGGCGGGTAGTCCGGCTTCTCCTCGGGGCCGGTCTCGGCCTCGCGGATCGTGCTTTCCTGGTCGTCGGTGTTGTCCTGGTCGAAATAGTCCGGTCGTGGTTCGTCAGGCATAGGCAAAAGAGGGTTGACGTTGGGACGCTAGTTGTTTAGGATACTCCCCGAATGAAACACCAAAGTATCATGGAAGCGTTCTGGAAACACAGCAGCCGCGAAGCCACAGGTTGTTGGCTTTGGCGTCGATGCCGAACGAAGGCTGGCTATGGCATGTTGGGCTTTGAGCGGCAACAACTCTACGCACATCGTGTCGCGTGGGAATTGACACACGGACCCATCCCTGAAGGAATGTGGGTCTGTCACCACTGCGATGTTCCTGCGTGTGTGAATCCTGCCCATCTTTTTCTCGGGACGGCGGCTGACAATTCGCGAGACATGGCCAAAAAAGGTCGCTGCGGACCTCAGGCTGAAACTCTGCGGCGATTCTGGAAAGAGAAGGGGCATCTCTACCGCGGCGAGGCCAACCCTCGCAGCAAGCTCACCACTGCTCAGGTTCTTGAGATGCGACGTTTGCATGATGAGGAAGGCTGGGGGTACAAACGACTTCACCAACACTTCCACGTCTCGTTTGGAGTCACACAGCGCATCATCAATCGCCGTTCTTGGAAATCTGTTTAGGGTTGGGGGACGGCCCAGCGCCAATCCCCCAACCGTGTAATCAGTCCTATTGCTCGGCTTCGCATTCCTCGCAAGGAGTAATGCACGAGGAGTATTCCTGCTCTGGGTATCCAGGATCCGGCGAGCAGGTCGGAATCTCAGGCAGGCACATGGGCTCCCGCTTGTGGAAGTAGGCGACCATGAGTTCCGTCAGTTCCGGCCGGATGGCCAGCTTGAAGTCGGCGATGAACATGCCCTTGTTGCGGAGCATGTTTTCGATGGCATGGCCCGTAGCGTCTTCGCCCAGGTTGTCCATGACGAACTGCCACTTCCCTGCGAAGTCCCGGGCGCCGAATGGCATTTCGGGATTGATGCTCGTGGTGTCCATCACGAGGGCCGTCATCGCCCGCTTGTGCATGATGAACGAGATGGCGAACCGCGCTATGTGATACCACGGGTTGGTCACATCGCCCAGGCCCGCCGCGCCGCCCGCGCCGCCCGTCGGCACATTCAAAAACGGCAGAATGAGCTGGTAGCGATACCGGTTGGGCGCGAAGCCCGCGCCGAGGTCCTGGACGAAGTTGAACCGCAGTTCCGCCCAGTCGCAACGCACCATGAAGTTGCCGATCTGGCCGCTGAAGCCGTATTTCCAGTAGTTGTTGCCCTCGCCCCATTGGGTGAAGCGCCAATTGCCGGGCACGGTAGGCGTGCCTCCAGTACCGGGCTGGCCGGCGAGCTTCTCCAGTTCCCAGGCCGTCTCGATGCTGGCGACAAGCTCGATGAAGGTCATCGTCTCCTTGAACGGGTTCTTTCCAC